GCTGAAAACGTTGATAAACAAGCAATAAATGCCATTCTTGAATTCAATCCTAAGAAACTATACGATATAATTTATAGACAGAATCTAACTATGTGTGGTCCTGGTCCAATTACTGTAATGCTTATTGTTTGTGAAACATTAGGTGCAAAAAAAGCAGAATTGCTAAAATACGCTACTTCAGGAGATGTTTCGGGAATGTATGGCCAGGTAGTTGGTTATGCTTCTATAATCATCAGAAAATGACATATATCGTTAATACTAACCCTTACTAAACCAATATTAATCCCATATAAACTATAAATAATAATTTTTACGATTAAAGGGATAAGAATAACATGATAGAAAGTTATACTTTTGGACAAATATTAATTAATGGAAAAAAATATAGTTCAGATCTTATTATCTTTAAAGATTATATTTATGATAGTTGGTGGAGGAAAGAAGGGCACAATCTTTGTATTGATGATATAAAGGAAATAATAAATAAAAAACCGGAAGTATTAATTATTGGGACAGGAGCTTACGGTCTAATGAAAGTACCTTCTGATCTTATAACGTATTTAAAATCAAAAAATATTGAAGTTATCATAAAAAAGACTAAAGAAGCCTGTGACGAATATAATCAGCTTTACCAAAATAAAAAAGTAATTGCTGCCTTTCATTTAACTTGCTAACAAATATAAAATAAAGAAATGCTTCATTAGTACACAATAAGGTATATAAAATTATAGGACATTCGGTAGGTATTAATATTTTTATGGATTAATTGATATTACTATACATAAGATATATTATAAGACCAATCATTTGACCAATCATCTGACACATTAAGAAAACAAAATACCTTAAGAATAATAACGATCAGATAACCTAAACACTTCTTTAAAAAGAGAAGTATTTTAGGTTTTTATCTGGTCGTTATTTTTTTTTGAAGAAAAAATAAGGAACTATACATTTATGAAATATAAAACACCTCTAAAAGCAATAAGACAATTCTGTTTTGAATGCGCAGGGAATAGTTATAAGGAACGGGAATCATGCGATATAACAGATTGCTCCCTGCATCCCTTTCGACTGGGTAAAAGACCAAAACGACCGGAAAGGAAAACTGGAAAATTATCGAAAAAATCAAAAATAAGGCAATCCTGACCATCGTAATCAGAGAAATTTAATCTGACCAATACATTCATACCAGAATTTTAATTGAAAAAATAAAAGGGCTGTTTTTAGGGGAAATATGAGCAAAAAAATAGACGAAACCCAATTAATCAAAGACTTTCATGAAGGCAAGCTTTATGCAGAAATTGCGCTTAAGCATAAAAGTAGTATAGGGACCATAGCATATCGTTTAAGAAAGATAGGTTTAGGAAGAAATAAGCAAACCCCGGAGCTCTTTTCAGCAGAAGAAAAAGATTTTTTGAGAAGTCTGATGGATACTTACCGGGGCAGGAAACAACTGCTTGATATCTTAAAAGACAAATAATAGAAGAGAGAGAAGAACAGATGGAAATAAACATTACCGGAGTAAATTTAATCGAATTTGTTAAAGAGGTATATGGGCTATCAGTTCCGGCAGGTTTGGGTTGGCTACATTTTACCGAAGGTGAGCTGACTGATGAAGAGGCAGAGGAAATATTAGATATATGGAAAAATGATAAACAGTTTGCCTTAGATATGGATTATATTAAAGGCCGGGCCTGTAAGATGACAGTATTTAAAAAAGAAAATAAATTATATATTCGTTCTCCCTGGTTTGATCATACGGATATACAACTAAAAAAACTATTAAAGGTAGTCTGGCCGAAAGATATACCATTTCCAGAATTAAAAGCAGAGGAGCATGGTATCGGCTGCAATTGTATGCACTGTCAGAGTAAAAGGGAAACTAAATCATGAAAAAAGATAAGAGTAAATTCTGCAGGGATTTGATAGCGAGTCTAGTAAAATTTCATCAGCACTTTATAAATAAATACTTTAAAAAAGAAAAAAGCGAATTTGGCAAAGGTCTGGTAGTTTGTCTGGTTAAATTTCATCAGCACTTTTTACCAGAGTATTTAAAAGAAATAAGTATTTGTAAAGAAGCACTTTCCTCCTATTATGGCGAAGAAAAAGCTCTAAGCCAGGGAATTACTTTATGGGCTAATGGCGCCTCGGATCATCTCTACGAGATAGAAGCACCAGAAGGAAAAGAATGGAATGAGGTAAGAGAGAAAGTAAAAATATTGCAGGATTCAGGCTTGGAGATGGGCCACGGGATAGCCCGCTATACAAAAGGTGCTATCTATACTTTAAAAGATGTTGAAAGACTCCGAGAGTTAGCTGAAGAGATCTTAATGGCAGTGAATAATAAGCTGAAACTAAATCTTCACTTTGAGGAGTCGCAGGAGCTGGATATAAAAATGTTAATAAAAATAGACAAGAAGTTAGGGTTGAAACCTGACTGGGGCGAGTGGTAGGAAGTCTCTTTTTTTACCGAAAATCAATATAATGCTTTATTTATAAGGGTTTTAGCGATTCCTTCTGACGCACCAAAATCGCCTACAAGACATTTTTTGGGATGTTTTTTCGCTGAATTAATGAAAGCCTTTATTTATAAGGGTTATAGCCATTTTTCCGATGCGCCACAAAGCGCCCACACGGCATTATTTGGAAGGGGCTGGTATCATTGGCTAGGCAGGGGCAAAAGAGGGGGCATAAAAAGCGAAATTTGAAGGCCTAAATTTTCCCGGACGGCTTAAATAAGAGAAAACTAACGAAATGACTAAATATTCGGAAACCATTGAAGAATATGAATATTTTACGATAAAAGACTTGACAAATGACTATGCAAACGCTTATAATGTAATTAGAGATAAAGGAATTGAGAAAGAGAGGGCTGGGGAAAATTTAATCCTAAAAATAGGCGGTAAATATATGAAAATGACAGAAGAGACAGAGCAGATACTAGTTAAAAAGATAACAGAAATATTTGAAGGACTTCCCGAGCATGCCGGACGGGTTCAAGGTAGTATTTCCATAACAATTGAAGGAGATATCATTATAAGTTTTAACGATCCCATAAAACGGGAATTAATCAGATTATTTAAGAAAAAATATATTTCGCCACTAAAGCAGATTTCTAATTATAATAAGGTCTTAAATATTTAAACTAATCAGAAAGGGGGTGGAGCAAATTGGCAAGGGCTAAAGAATTACAAAAGTTTATCGATAAATTTGCGAAAAAAGCCTTCGGCAGATCCCAGACCAAGGCCGAAGAAAAACAAGACTGTGTTTTCTTGGCAAAGAAATCAAAATGTCTGGCTTCCGGGATGAGCCATCTAAGAGAGAGTGTAAAATCTCGGGCATTTGTCAAAAAGTTTTTAGGATAAAACTTTTTAGAAAATATAAAAAAAAGGAGGAACCTTAATGGATAATAATAAGAAAAAATTCGATATTAGTAGATATAGCGAGATTAAAGATGTAACCAGTGTAATAAAGTTACCGATGTCGGAAGAGAAAATTAAACTGGGAGAGATAAGGGTGTCATCTAAAACCGGTGAGGAATATCCTGTTGAGTTGGACTACTTCGTTTGTCCAAAAGAAATCAGAGAGGTATTTGGGGATAAGCCCACTGAAATTACCGTATTCTTTCCGATAGCTGATCGAAAAAAGGTTTTTCAACAGTCTTATGAAAAATATGGAAGGAATAAGGCCTTATTATGTTGGGGAGATGGAGTTACCGCACAACGGAAAAATCTCAAAGATGGAAGTTGGGAAGATAGAAAATGTCCCTGTGAATATTTAGGAAAAAGTTGTTATAAGAAGGGGCATCTGCGTTTTATGATCCCTTCAGTTTCCATAGGAAAATTCTATGAATGTCAAGTTGGGGGGACGGTTTCTTTCCAGGAACTCAACAGCGCTTTTTTTCTCGCCGAAAGAACCACTGGGGGCTGCTGGGCTATGGTCCCCTTTAAGATGCGGAGAGTACAAAAAAGATTGAAGATACCGGGAACGGCTAAAATGAAGATACATTGGGTGGTAACTTTAGAGCTCATAGCCACTCTAGAACAAATCAGTAGGGTTGCTGCAGGGGAAATATTATATCTGGGCCAAGGCAAAAAATATGAGCTTGAAATCCCTGATCTATCAGAACAAAAAGACGAGAGTAGAAAAATTTATACCTCGGAGGAGCTGGAAAAAGAAGAACTAAAAGAAGCAGAGGTTAGAGGGATAACTGTGGAGGAATTAAGAGAATCAAAAGAAATAGAAGAGGCAGAAACAGAACGAACAGAGAGAGAAAACTCAAAAAAAGATTTTGAGGAATCAAAAGACCGTGAGGCCAAATTACAAGAAGAGATAGCTGAAGGTAAACATAAAGTCAAATCATATCAGGAGAGTAAGGCCATTTCCCAAAAGGAAAAAGAAGAGGAGGCTCAAGTTATCGAAGAGGTACTGAAAAAGGCCTCTGAGGTCGGTCTTAAAAATTGGGGACAGATTGTAAATTTTGCGATAAAGGAAAAAGTGCTACAGACTACACTTTCCGAAACCTCGATCAAGAAGCTCTTGACCACCAATAAGGATATGTATAATCGTTTAATGAAGGCCCTGGAGCCAACTGAATCTGGGGAAGAGGAAGGGAAGTTAGATAAAATATTTGCGATCTTTAAAAAAGCAGGGATACCTACCTGGAGAGAAATAGCCTATTTTGCCCGCAAGGCTGATTTAAAAGAACCGGGAAGTCCGATTGAGGAACTAAAACGAACTCTACTCGATAATCCGGAGGCAGTAGAAAAAATAATAGAGATGGTAAAAATCGAGAGAGAAGGGGGAGCAGGATAATGCCGAAAGATTATAAGGCTATATTAAAATCTGCTTCAGAACACGGAATTGATCGATTATGCCGAAGTCTTATCTTTAAAAAATAAGGGGTAAAATAGAATGAAAATTTATGCAAATAAATTATATTCGATCCCGGATGCAGCCAAAAAGGCTGGGATTCCTGAAATTGCGATAGTAACTATGATAGTAGAAAAATTTATAAATAGAAAAAAGATCCAGAAAATGTCTCAAACTTATTTCATTGAAGGAAAAGATATCCCAGGACTTAAAGGTAAATGGATAGAATACCAGAGGATACTTAATATAGGGAAAGGTGGAAAGAAAAAGAAGCTAAAAAAGATACCGGTTACTATTCTAAGAATGGATAAAGGGGATTGAAGGAAATAAAAGGAGGAGAAAAAAAAGAAAATGAAACCTGAAGAATTTATTAAATTAATGTGGAAAAGGGCACACATGGATCAAATGAGCAAAGAACAAAAAGAGGCTGATGAAGTTATAAATAAAATTTCACGAGACTTATACACAAGTACACAACATGGCATGCTCCGCAGATTAACAGCGCAGGGCTTAAAAGAAATCCTTAGAACTATTCCCGAGAATCCTACCAAAGAAGATATCAATACAACAATTATGCTTATTGAATCTATAATTCTAGCGGTCATATCCAGCATTTTAGGTGAAGGGCAAATATTAACTATAACCCCGAGTAAAGATAAGGATAAGAAACAATTGAGAAATTAAAGATTTTATAAAAGAGGAGGAGAACAGTGAAATTTTTACATTTAGCTGATGTCCATCTGGGTATGGAAAATTATGGGCGGATAGATCCCTCGACTGGTTTGCATACCCGAGTAAAGGATTTTATAAAATGTTTTAGCTTCGCTATCGATATTGCTCTGGAGGAAAAGGTAGATTTGGTAATATTCGCTGGTGATGCTTATAAAAACAGTAACCCCAATCCTACTCACCAACGTGAATTTTCTAAACAGATTTACAGATTAAGTGAGGCAGGAATCCCGGTGGTATTGATAAATGGGAACCACGATAACCCTGTATCTTTCGGCAAGGCTACTTCTTTGGATATCTTCGGCACTTTACAGGTGCCAAAAGCGAGGATAGTGACCGAACCGGAGCTATTAAACATCAAGACTAAGGCGGGACCGGTTCAAATCTTCGGACTGCCCTGGCCTACCAAGAGCCTATTTCTTAGCAAAGAAGAATATAAAGATTTTACCGATGAGGAAGTAACTAAAGAAATCCAAAAAAGAGTTAGTAAAAAGATTTTGGAATTTGCTCGAATGGTAAAACCGGGTATCCCGGCCATCTTCGCTGCTCACCTGGCGGTGGCAGAAGCAACTTATTCCGGTTCGGAGCGGTCGGTTATTATAGGTAGCGACCCGGTATTTCCAACTCAAATGTTAGCACAAAAGGAATTTAATTATGTAGCCCTGGGGCATATCCATAAATTTCAAGATCTTAATCTGGGTAATGACATCCCGGTAGTTTATCCGGGAAGCATCGAGAGGATAAACTTCGGCGAAGAAAAAGACGATAAGGGGTTCTGCTTAGTAAATATAGAAGGGGGTAAAACCTCTTATGAGTTTATTCCTGTCCCGGCGCGAAGATTCATCACCATAGATATTACTATCCTTCAAGAACAAGACCCTACCACTACTTTACTTCATGAAATCGAAAAGCAAGATTTGTCCGAAGCAATAGTAAGAATCTTCTACACTATGCCGGCAGAGGGAGTGAATTCGCTGGACTTTAATAAGATAAATTCTGCTTTAGAAGGAGCTTTTTTAGTAGCAGCCATCGCTGAAAAATCCAAACCTATAGAGCGGACTCAACGGGCAGAGATCTCAGAAGACTTGGGGATGCTGGAAGCCTTGGATAAATATATTCAGGCCAATCCCGAACTGGTCCCCCTGACTGATGAATTAAAGACGCGAGCACAGAAAATGGAACAAGAATTAGAAAATATGGAGAGGAGGATATAAAATTGATACCGGTAAAATTAAGCCTTAAGAATTTTTTGAGCTATGGTGAGGATGTACCCCCGCTTGACTTTACTCAGTTTCATGTAGCTTGTCTTTCCGGAACTAACGGACAGGGCAAATCTGCCCTATTGGATGCCCTGACCTGGTCAGTCTGGGGAGAAGGAAGAAAAGGGAGTCAGGAGAAAAAGGCAGACAACAGTCTGCTCCGGATGGGTCAGGAGGATATGCAGGTAGAGTTTATATTTGATTTAGAAGGGGATAGATACCGCATCACTAGAAGTTTTTCCCAGCATGGGAAAAGTTCCCGAGCTGCTTTGGAGTTTCAAGTTTATGACCAAAAGGAAAATAAATATGTTTCTCTTGCCTGCCCTTCCACCCGCGAAACTCAAGAAAGAATCAACAAGACTTTACGGCTGGATTACCATACTTTTATTAATTCCGCCTTTATTCTACAGGGCAGAACGAATGAATTCAGTAAAAAAACTGCCCGGGAAAGGAAGGAAGTCCTGTCTGAAATCTTGGGTCTTTCTCGCTATGATGAATTGGCCGACCTGGCCAAATCCTATCTTAAAGAAGTCAATAATATCATCATGTCCAAAGATAGTAGGTTAGAATATATCGCTCAGGAATTGGCCCAGGTTGATTTTTATAAAAAAAAGATAAAAGAATTATCAGAGGAGCATGCCCGGATTTCACAAAAGATAAAAGAAAAAGAAGAACGGATAAATAAATTGAAGGAACGAGTAAACTTCTTGCAGCATAAAAGTGAGGAATTCGATGAATTAATAAGGAGAATAGAACAGCTGGGACAGGAGATTGTACGAGGAGAAAAAGAGATTGAATTAAAAAAGAAGGAGATAACATCTTGTGAAGAGATAATTTCCCAGAGAGAGGCCATTTTAACTAAATTTGAAGATTACCAGAAATTTAATGCCGAAAATAATGAACTTACCTTAAAACTACAGAAGATCAGAAAGGTAGAGGAAGAAAAAATCCTCATCGAAAGAAAGATAGAAAGTGGAAGGGCCGATCTAATAATAGAAATCAAGAATAAACAGGATAGACATAAAGATTTGCAGGTTAAGGCCGAACAGAAAGAAAAAAATAAAACCGAGCTTTTAGAATTGGAGAAGAAGATAAAAGATATAAAACTTCTTGAAGAGGAGAGCGAGGAGGTCCGGGAGAAAGGTAATAAGCTTAATGTGAGGCTAAATAGCATTAAAAATAAGATAGAGGGATTAAAAAAGGATATTGGAAATAATGAAGAAAAAGTGCGTCTATTAAGAGAGAATCCGGAGGGAGAGTGCCCTTTATGTGAGACCAAATTAAATGCCGATAGAAAGAAGAAGATTGAAGATAAGCTGGATGGAGAAATAAAATTAAGCCGTACCGAGATAGAGAAATTTAAGAGAGAAGAAGAAGTAGCAGATAGAGAAAGGGAGAGGTTGGTAATTAGGTGGAAAGAGATCAAAGAAAATATAAAAGATAAAGATATCTGGCAGCAACGATTCAGCAAGATGCAGTTTGAGTATAAAGAATCTGAGCGAGCAATAAAGATGATAATTGGCCTGCAAGAGGAGATTAAAAAAACTGAAAAAATAGTAGAAGATAAGAATTATGCCTTAGAGGAACAGAAAGAATTAAAAGGACTTGAAGAACAAATCAAAAATATCGATTATGACGAAGAAAGACATAGTCAGTTTAATCGTAAGATTGAAGAACTGCATAATGCTCCTGTGGAGAGAGCCAGACTGGAAGAGGCAGAAAAGAAGGTTGATCCGTTAAGGACCACACTTGCTGAGTGGCAAGAAAATTACCGACAGAAAGATTTAAATTTTAAGGACTCGGAAAAAAAGATAGAGAAAATAAAAATAGAATTAAAGGAATTGCCTTCATTGAAAGAACGGTTAGTACCAGAAGAACAATTATTGAAATCTGATCTCACCCTTAAGGAGGAGATTTTAGAGGAAAAAGGTGGATATCAGAGCAAATTTGAGCAGTGCCTTAAACTAGAAAAAGAGAAGAAAGAAATGGAAGAAGAATTAGAAAAAAGCCGGCGGGAGAAAGATATATATGAAAAATTAATTGTGGCCTTCGGAAAGAACGGGATTCAAGCCCTGATTATCGAAAATGCTCTACCTGAAATTGAAGAAGAGGCTAATAAATTGTTGGCTAAATTAACTAGCAATAGCACCCAGATAACCATGGAATCTCTCCGAGATCTGAAGAGCGGAAGATTAAAAGAGACTTTAGAGATAAAGATAAGTGATGAGATGGGTGTCCGGGACTATGAACTGTACAGCGGAGGAGAGGCCTTCCGGATAGATTTTTCTCTAAGAATCGCTCTATCTAAACTACTGGCCAGAAGAGCCGGGACCAGATTGAGGACCTTAGTTATAGATGAAGGTTTCGGGACCCAGGATGAGGAGGGTCTGGATAACATCGTAGAGGCCATCCAGTCTATAAGTGATGACTTCGATAAGATCTTGGTTATTACCCATCTGGAATCATTAAAAAATACTTTTCCGGTGAGGATTGAGGTGACTAAACTTCCGGAGATTGGATCCCGGTTTAAAATTATAAAAGATTAGATTAACAGGATTTGCCTGTCCTGTGACGTTCTGGGAAAATGTTGAAATAAAAAGGCTGGGCAAAATTGGGAGAGATAAGTTAAAAATGAATAGCTATGTGCGATTAAATAGTCTCCTGGATAGCAAAGTGGCCACTTTGATAGCCGCAATTTGTTTTATGATAATAATTTTCGCTATGGGATTCTGTCTGGGAAGATTTATGAGGGTAAAAAAATTAGAAAATGAATGGAATAAGGAACTTATGAAAACTCAGAAAGCTATCAATGAAATTTTAGAAAAGGCAGGAATATCTAAAGAGATAAGTTTAAAGAGGGGGGGGGACAATAAACCTTGAAGAAGGAATCATTTGAATTCTCAAATATTTTTTCACCAATTGCCGAGGATTTTGAAGAGCGAAAAAATAGGATTGGGGAAAATAAAGGAGGAAAAGATATGGCTTTCAATGAAGAGTATTACTTAGAAGGACGCCCAGAGTGGATATGTGATTTATATCTTGAGCTCGATAAATATATTATGGCTTTAAAACCTGACATAAAAAAGGAGCATCTGCAAACATACATCAAGTATAGTTTTTCGGGATTACTATTTGCCTACATTATTATCAGAAAAAGAGGAGAAATTTTAAAAATCTGGGCCAAAGTTCCATATTCAAATTTGAAAGGCCCTGTTCCACTGTTCGTCCGTGATTATGAAGATACCTCACGACGGCCTGGTGTGATGATAACCTTCGATGACCAAAGAGATTATCTCTCGGGAAAGTCAGCAATGCTTTCTACCACTTTTGAGGTACTGGAAAGCGCATTTAAAAGTCTAACTGGGAAAAGGGTCACTAAACCTAAAGAACCAATTGCAGTATTCAAAACATCATCAATAACCTTGTCTGTGGATAATGATGGCTATATCGAAGTCAATTTCAAAATCCATAAAAGCCAGAAGATATTATTGGAGAAAATCCTACAAGATACCATCTACAAATAAATATAAAAAAAGAGGAGCGTCTAAATGATTCCCCTTAATGAAAAGGAGAATTAATCAAAATGGATTTAGTTGAATATGTTCTTAATCATGTTGAGAAAGGACCTTGCCAATGTGGTAGATGCGCCGATGCCATTAAAAATCCAGAAAGTAAACAGCCGAAGGGTCATACTGCAGACCTAACCTTCTTTAAGGTTAGCAAGACCAACAACCCCAATGCTAAAGAATTTAGAATGTTAATAGAGCAAGAATTCCCGCATTGGCTTGACGGCAAAGAACATTCTTATCTGGAAACCGGTGGGGATATCGGAGACCAAGGCCTGGCCTTAATGGCGATGGGTTTAGGAGAACTGCTGGGAATATGGGAATTAATGACCCCGAATAGCATGGTCCCGTTCTTGGATAAAGAAATAAGAATGAAGATAGCTGGGACAGGGTATATAACCATAAAAGCAAAATTGGAGGAGTGAAAAACATGACTAAAACAATTCAGATATTTAAGGGAATGTTCAATTTTATGATTGAGATTCTCGATAATTTTGGTCGAGGATGCAAACTGCGGTGGTGATAATGGTTAAGAAAATAATCATTATGATAGAACTTATAATATTGTTTTCTCTATTAGCCCTGTCTAATAATCCTAGCGTTATTGAGGCGGGAGTCAATAGCAATAATATTAATGAACAGGTAAAAAATATGAGAGTGGAAGATATATATATTTCCGAGGAGGAAACAAAAACGGAAGATAGATATATTTCCAAAAAATATTATTATATGACCGCTACGGCGTATAGCAATGACTTCCGCTGCATTGCCAAAAAATGGCGTGATGGCAAAACTGCTATGGGGACTCCAATTAGAGAAGGAGTTTGTGCGATTAACGTGGATTTGATTAACGGAGAATGGCAGGTAAGAAGCCCCTTGAAACTGGGGCAAAAAATTTATATCGAAGGTATGGGGCGATTTTCGATAGAGGATACCGGATATTTCACTGAAAAGGATCTTAATTTTGATTTTTGGAATATCGATGTATATAAAAAAGATTATGAGCAGGCCAGAAAGTGGGGGATTAAAAGAGTGAAAGTCGTGGTGTTGGAATAAAAAGAAGGATAAGAATTATAGAAAAAAAATAAATATTTGTTGAATATTATAGAAATTTAACTGGGGTAAACGAAAAAATCGTGATTTCAAAAAGCCTGCTGTTAGCGGGTGTACCTCCACGGTTTTTATTAGTTTGCCTTGATTTGTTGGATATCTAGATAATAAAAAGAATTAGATAACTAAGATGCATAATATGATTTATAAGGTGGATATGGTTCGAATCCTGTCCCAGCAGGAGACCTGAATTTAAAAAAAGAGGCGAATTATGAATGCGATAGAAACAGTAAAAAAATTTATGAAGGCTTGGAAGGATCGAGAATGGTCTGAAATGTTTAGATATACCCAGAAGACCTGGCAGAGTAAAGAAGGAAATAATCCTTCATTGCTGGCAAGTTGGTTTGGACCGAAGAATTTAACTAAAACTAAAATAATAGATGAGCATAAAATCAGCGATTGCTGTGTCGATATAACCCTAAAAATAAATTATTTATTCATTTTAAATTTAAAAGAGGTAAAAATTAAGGCCCGGGTAATTTGTGAAACTGATCCCTATAAACCTGATCCAATGGGAACATGGGGAGTAAATCCTTTGAGCATTTTAAGAGAATTCTAAACTTAAATAAAGAGATAGTGACCGTGAAAAATATAAAAGAAAAAATTAAAAATAAAATAAATAGGCAAATAAAGGCCGGGTGTCTCCGCGGGTCTATTGTGTCACTGCAATAGATTATCTCCTACATCTGGTTTTTCTTTTGCCCATTTTATTTGAGGTAATTATATATGGCAAATCCACAAGCTGAAAACGGGCATGTTGATATAGCTAATGAAATAGTAGAAATACTAGCAAAAACCTATTTATCGAGTTACGAAAGCAAGGTTTTATGGGCTATATTTAGAAAAACTTATGGTTGGCATAAAAAGAAAGATTGGATTACTAATACTCAAATTGCAAAAATGACCGGTATAGCAGAAAGTCATGTTAGTAGGACTCTAAAAAAATTAATTAAAAAAAATATGATTATAAGAAATGGAAAAAAATTAGGTTTCCAGAAAGATTATGATAAGTGGATAAAGTTACCTAAACAGGACATAAAGTTACCTAAACAGGACATAAAGTTACCTAAACAGGTAATTAAAGTTACCCAAATGGGTAAGTACAAAAGAAACTATACAAAAGAAATTTCTTCAAAAGAAACTATACAAAAGACACTAAGTAAAGCCTCTTTTGATAAAGAGGCGGTGGTGTATCAATTAACTATCTATTTTGAAGGTAAAATAAGGGAAAATAATAAATCAATTAGAAAAAGAGAAGAGCCTCAAATACAATCCTGGTGTAAAGATATGGATTACCTTATTCGTATAGATAAGGCTGAACCCAATGAAATAAAAAAAATAATAGACTGGGTGGTAGAAAATAAATTCTGGGCTAAAAATATTCTATGTCCGGCCAGTCTGCGAAAACACTATTCGAGATTCTATAAAGAGGTAATAGACCGGGGCAAGAGCCTGAAAGAAAGGATAAAAACGGATCATCGGCTTGATGGTGTGGATTAAGAAAAGGAGTAAATGGATAAAAAATTATTTTTACAGAGTTTAAATAGTCTGGAATCTGCCTTTGGTGAAAAACTGAGCGAGGACCGGGCTAAAATATATTGGGATATATTAAAAGGCTATTCTGATATAAATATAAAAAAAGCAGTAATTAAGTCTATGAGAGAATTAAAATTCTTTCCAAAAATATCCGAGATTATAGAAATAATCGAAGGTAGAATCGAGGATGAGGCGGAGATTGCCTGGCTAATTTTAAAGGAAAAGATAGAGAGATATGATGGATATATGTCTGTGTCCTTTCCTGAAAACCCAATAATAGGCTCAGTAGTGGAGGCGTTGGGAGGTTGGATAAGGATATGTGATACCTCTCTTAAAGAGGAAAAATGGGCAAAAAAGGAGTTTATAAAACTGTATCCTATTATGAAGAGGAGAAGTAATCATCCGGAGAAACTGACTGGGATTTTTGAACTGGAAAATAACCAGAAAGGCTATAGCGAGGAATATATGTTAGAAAAATATGGTAGGTGTCTTGATGGCACTAAAGTAAAGGATAAAAATCTATTAAAGGAAAAAATAAAATAAAGAAGAGGGATAGTATGAAAAAAATAGGCGGAGGAGCAAGAAAGTATGGCCGAAATAAAGATAAATGTCAAAAATATAAGACAGGGCATAGAAAGGAAAAAAATAAAATCAGGAAATGGAAAAAATTAATTAAAAAATTATCTCCGGGTAATGACATGAGAATACAGTTAAAAAAGCGAATTAAGGAGGTGGAGGATGAAAAAATTTGAGAATCTATTAATCGTATTTATAGTCATAATGCTTTTAGTAGGATTGTGGGTCTTGTATTTGAACTTTAAAATAGACAAGAATGAACTTCTAATTAAGATTTTGATCAGCCGGGATGGGACCAACGCAGAGCTAATTGGAGCGATACAAGATAGGATGGATAGGCTGGAAAAAAGAGATAATGATTTTGAAGAAGGCAGAGGATTGCAACTATTGAAAGGGTATCCTTGACTAATGTATTGAGCAGATAGGAAGCAGAAAATTAAATTAGAGAGGAAGGCAGTATGCAGAAAGCGATTAGAAAGTATCTCAAGAAAGAGGCTGAAAGGATAGATAGCAGCATGGGTAAGGATTATATTAATCAGACTTTCGATATGCTCGATTCAGAAATTGATAGGGCAAAAAGACGAGAGATCAAGGAGGCCAGAAGGAAGAAGCTAGGAGAATGGAAACGAATAGAGAAAATGAATTGCGGGCATGATGAGAAAAGAAGGTTAAAAGGGAGGTCAAGAGGATGGAAAGCAAAAAAGAAGAATTTAATCTGATTACAATTTACGGAGATGAGATTAAAATTATAACAGATTTGGAAAATATTGACGCTGTATACACAGAAATGTTAGATGATTTAGATGCCAATAATATTTACTCTGTGGGTGGAAATGGCGAATCAGCAATATTTAAAGGCCACGAATTAACTGTAATAGATTTTAAAAAGGTTATAGGGAGAGATTAAGAAGAAAAAATAAAATTAAAAAAAAGTATTTTTATCAGAGGTTAAATAAAATGATAATTAGAAATATTCTTATATTTGAACTTTGTTTAGTTTTGATTTTTATTTTGCATAGATTATTTTATTTTTTTAAAAGAGATAGGGCACTGGAAGAAATACGAAAAAAAAGAATAATTGATAATAAGCAAAAATTAAAACCAGAGTTGCGAGATCCAATATTAAAAAGGGGCTAAATGCAGATTAAGAATGAAAGTTAGAAATCGGCTTTTAGATAAAAGAGAATATAAAGGCAGATTGACCGGGGCAGCAGATAAGATATGCCCTTGCCGGATTTGTTGGAGTCCCCACGATTGCGGGTACAGAGCAGGCAATGGTAAATGGATAACGGTAATGCGTTGTGTAACAAATTATAAAAGTGGCTGCCCATTCGATGCCAATAATGAACTCCCAAGACCAATTCATATTATCCGTGCAAGAGCGGGAGGAAGAGGACAGACAAGGATATGCCTAAGATGTGGACAGAAGGTAGTTATCGGGGAATGTGATTTTATTACATTTGAGGCATATAAAAAATTATGAGGAGGCAAGACAATGTTTCCCACCATAAAGACTTATTACGAGCAGGTAAAAAAGAACAGTGAATTCGATGAGTTTTCTAAGAAGCTTAAAAAGAATATTGAAAAATTAGTTATAAGGGATAAAAAATATTCCTGGGAAGACGAGGCCGACATAATTTTTAGAAAGGCTGTGGTGAAAGGAAATGAAAAATAAAATAGGGTGGTGTAATCTCACGTTTAACCCGGTGTGGGGCTGTATGAATAAATGTGAATATTGTTACGCGAGGAGAATAGCAAAGAGGTTTTGGAAGCAGAGATACGATGACGAGTTTAACTTTTATTATATGGCGCACCCTAATTGGGTCTGGACCGGAGATTACTTATCGGGACTAAAAGACTTTAAACCCACATTTTTAGAATCTCAATTTGTTAAGAAGTTTCCCCAAAAGACCCAAAAAATATTTGTGGGAAGCATGAGTGAAATAGCTCATTGGGATGAAGTATGGATAGAGAGGGTGATTGAGAAAATTAAGCAATATCCTCAACATACTTTTCAATTTTTAACTAAATTTCCCCAAGTATATAATGATTGGGTATTCCCTTCAAATTGTTGGTTGGGTGTAACTATTATCAAAAACCCGAAAACTGGGGAGCCAGGCAGATGGGATTATTACGAATATAAACAGCATAATAAGGATAATCTAAAATTCGTATGCTTTGAACCTTTATTGATGGATATGCAATTAATTTATTTCCTGAATCTTGAAGGTATAAATTGGGTAATAATCGGGGCAGAAACAGGCAATAGAAAAGGGGAGATCATACCTAAAAAAGAATGGATAGAAAACATAATTGATTATTGTAGAAGAGCTAAAATACCAATTTATTTAAAAGATAGCCTAAAAGATATTTATCCGGAAGAGATCAAAGAATTTCCTAAAATCAAAAAAGAAAGGAGGAAGGGAGATGCAAGGACTAAGGAGTGTAGAAGATAGGAAACCAGCAACTACTGGGGATATATCGAAAGTCATTTTTTCTATATTAGCCAGGGCTAAAGAGCTGAATTTAATCATATCAGAAGTAAATAGCGAGCTGGTTGGTTCCCCAATGGAAGCACAAGAGGAAAAGGATATGGCTAAGAAAGCTTCTGAAGGATGGATCGAAGATGAGTATAAGAGACTCTGCGAGATTAGGGGACAAATGAATAGAGCATTCGAGAAGATGCAATTATTAAAGAGCAAATTAAAAACAGAAAAGTAGAAAAAAGCGAGGTGATTAAATGAGAACACAGGAAGAGATAGTAAAGAGGATTAGCGAGAGGAAAAAAAATGATATGTTTGGTTGGGAGTTCGATGGATATATTCGCCGTTTAGATTACGAACATGCTAAACCCTTTTTTGAAGAAGATTGTGAGAAGCGGAGACTGGAAGCCAGAGAAAATAAATCCCGTAGAAGAACTCAAAGACTATATGCCATTTGCCTGGGAAAAAGCCAATGGTTGTCGGGGTATAAGTGCTAGTAGAAGTTTGCGACATATGGTCGCCTGGTTGTGGCTCGATGGGCAGGATGAATTTCTAGAGAAATGGAATGATTTAAGGGACTATGAATATTATGGTAAACCTCAATTAATAGCTATTTGCGAATTATATGGGATTGATTGGAAGAAATTTGATGATGGAGTAAGAACGAATATAGGATAGGGAAGAGGAATGATTTATGTGTAATTGTGTAAATGTAAAAATAGGTAGTTATGATAATCAAGTGGAATTATTAAGGCCAAAATGTATGATTGGTAGAACTGAGGGGACAACCAGCAATACGATATGTATCGATAAATGTATAGCTGAAGAAATTAAGTATTTATGGTCATTGGGAATTAGAACAACAGGTTGCTGTTGTGGCCACAATAAACAGGAAGGATATATAGGGGTTATTGAAAAAGATATAGAGATAATGAAGAAAGGTGGTTATAAAGTAGCAATAAATGAAAACGATTTAAGTGATGAAAAGAATTTTATCCCTAAAAGTCATAATGAAGGGAATAAAGTAGAATATTATGAATACGAAAATCTATATAAAAAAGGATAGTTAATGTATAAAACCTGTTTTGAATGTCCTTATATAAGAACGAAAAATCGAAGAGGTAGATACTCTTTTCATTGTCCTAAATTAAAAAAGATTTTAGGCAAGTATTTTTTTATAGATAATAAAGGGCATAGGCCAAAGATATGTCCATTATTAAAAAAAAAGGAGAAAATTATGAAGTTACAAGAAGCAATAGGAAATTGTCATGTAAGATCGGCAATTTACAGGGAATCAAAACCGGATAAAAAATATTTTAAAAATCATCCGGTCGATCTCATAGATCAAGTACCGGAAGACGATAAAGAAGCAGATGATTGGGAAGAATGGGATCCGCGAGATAATTATGATGTTTCGTTACCGTTTGATTAAGAAAGAAGGTGATTAAATGAAATTAAAAGGGGGTAATTATGGTTACAAGGTCTTTTGAATTTGCTACTCGATTCTCTGATTTTGAAAAGGAGCTTGAAGAAAGGGAAGAAAAAGAGGCTACTAAAATATTTAAAGTATGTAGAAAATGCGGAGAGAGGAAATCACTATTCCACTTCTCGAAGGATAAGAGGAGCGCTGGTGGTAGAATAAATATCTGCAAAGCCTGCCGGAGCAAAGAGGCTTTAGAATATTATTATCAGAATAAAGATTGGCTACTCATTAAAATCAAAGAATATCAAGACGGAAAAGACCGGAGTAAGTATTTTCAAGACTATAAAATAAAGCATAAAGAATATTTAAAAAAAACCGCTCATGCGTGGTATAAAAAGAACAGAAAAAGAATTAAAAAAAGGGACCTGGAACGTAAAAATAATCTAAATAAAGGTGGTGGATAATTATGTGGTATTGGTGGATTATAGGAATTATAGTAGCAGGAATAATATTATATCTGATTTTTAAGAAAAAATAAAAAAAGGGAAAAAATTATGCTGACGATCTTTAAATATCCGATCCCTGCGGAAGATCACTTCACTTTGGAAGTGCATAGAGATGCTAAAATACTAACGGTTCAAACCCAGAGAGGTGCTCCTCAGTTATGGGCGATGGTAGATTCAGAAACAAAGAAAGAGACCAGGCATTTTAGGCTAAGTGGAACCGGTCATCCCCTAGGTGAAGATTACCTTAGAATAATTAATTATATAGGAACTTTTCAGATAGGAAATGGGGCATTGGTATTCCATTTATTTGAGATTAAGAAGGGAGAATTTTAAAAAATGAAAGGTTTTAATTGGGCTGAAAAAAAGCCAGAACATGATGAAAAGCCTAAGTCTATAGAGGAAAAAGATACTCATCCATCTTTTGTTGAGGTGGTAGAGAATAGGATTTATTTCTATTCTCGTATTGAAACAGAAAAAATATTACAACTTAATAGAAATATATTAAGTATGGGAATTAATTTGCAGCGTGAGGCCACAATTCAAAATCGAGAGCCCGCTAATATCCATCTTCATATCCAAAGTTATGGTGGCAGTGTCTTTGCAGGGATGGCGGGGATGGACGAAATCATTAAAAGCGTTGTTCCCGTCCACACGATGATCGATGGATGCTGTGCGAGCGCAGCAACTTTTTTAAGTGTTTGCGGGAAGAGAAGATTTATCAACCGACATGCTTATATGCTCATTCATCAATTAAGTTCTTTTATGTGGGGCAAATACGAGGATTTTAAGGATGAGATGCAGAACTTAGACAAGATTATGGGAATGATTAAGAAGGTATATGGAGAATATACTAAAATTCCCATGTCAAAACTTGAAGAAATATTAAAACACGATCTTTGGTTTAGTGGGTGAAATCATTGTTTAAAATTTTGAGAGGATATTTAAAAAAAGGGGGATTTTTTATCATGAATAAACACTATAGACACGGAGATATTTTGTTAATTAAAATTGATAAATTACCCGAAAACATAAAATTTAAGACTAAAAAAAGTAAGGTAATTTTAAAAGGAGAGGTAACTGGACATGCTCATAGATTAAGGGGAAATGCCAAGATACTAGAAGTGGCCGAAAAAATTGTAAACCCTAGCTTTCATTTACCTAATGGTCTAGAAATAACGGCTGGACCTTTTAGGGTTAGCCCAGTTGATAAACAAATAATCGGCTATGCGCTAGTTGGTGCACCAGCAGAACTAATCCACGAAGAACATAATACTATAACTATTCCTGCTGGGACATATGAAATTAGGAGACAAAGGGAATATGATACAGAATATATCAAATTCGTTGAGGACTAAGTTAAATTCATGGAAAACCGGGGAGAATGTAAGGCATACCATATATGGGGACTACTACATACTAGACGAGGCTATGGGTGAGGCTTATTTAAGATCATCGCATTTTAATCCTTATGTTATTGAATTATATTTTGAGGTGAAAGAGGAAAGATTATGTAGTCATCATATAGGGATACCTCCGGTGAATGTGGCAAGTAGAATTCATACCATAATACTTTTTCCTTGCAGTACAGCTCTTAGAATTCTAAATAAAAGGAACTTAGCTGAGATACTCTCCGAGGATAAAGACTTATTCAGTAACTTTCTGGATATAGAATTAAGTCTTGGAGTAGATCTTGGAAGGCCTTTAAGTTTGAGAAGAGACAATAATGTACTTTATGAATTTAAATATATTCTAAAACGATATATTCAGGATTTAGAGACGAAGATAAAACTGGAGACGGACTATCCCATAACATTTGAAGATGTAGAAGAAACAGAAAATCTAGAGTTACGGGAGCAGGCACTAAGGAAGCTCGGCTACGAGAACTATATAAGAGAAGGATTTGAGATGAATAAAATTCAGTATATCATTCTTGAAGATAGAACCTTTCAGCATCCTTCTGATTTTTATGGTAGTATTCCAAGAGGGTATTTTAATGACAGAAAGGATAGAATCATAATCTTAACAGATAGCATAGCATTTTTACAGGTTAAAGATTCTTCAACTGGCAAAAGATATTTTCTTAAAGTGCCTCCTGATATGCGTAGTGTACGAGAGGCAAAAGCCTGGACCTTTGGATTAGAAGAGGATGAATATAATCCTACGATAGAAACTTAGGGGAAGCAATAAATGAGAAAACGTAAACCGGTAAGTGATGAAGAATATAATGATATTTTACAATGGCTAAACGAAGAAGTAGATATTAGGACTCAATCACTTAGTGAAAAGGAGATTATAAAAATGAGGAATACTTTTTCATTTCAAAGGTGGAGGGCAAGGAAAGCTTATCGTGAATTTGAGGCAGTCACGAGAGAGACCCGATTAGGATCTATTTTGATATCGGTCATAGAAAGAATTGATAGAATATTTGAAAAGTTATTTTGTTGAAGGGAAAATTAAAAAGAATGGCAGATGACAAGAAAATCAAAAAAGTGAATGAGATCAAACCAGGGCAAATTTTTGCTACCGATAACACTCTTACTTATCCTAAGTTAAAACTCCGTAAGGGATTTATAAGTATGAGGACACAATATACCTATTTATGCAGAGGGGACATCTTGGCTTGGCCACTATCAGAGGCTCAGCTTAGAAAGGTTATGAGTAACTGGGGAATGAGCCAGGAAGAATTTGATAAATATAAAGATGAGCTAATTAAAAATTAGAGGAGAAATTGATATGAATACGAAAGAATGTATTGGGTTTTTAAAAAAGTCAAAAAAAAGAATCTGGATTTATAGAATCTATAGAAAAATTTAATAAAGAAAATAATAAAGACTTTAATTATTTCTTAAAAATAGAGGCATAGGTAGTTCCTATAAAACCAGCGTTTTACTACCCGCCTCAATGTAAGAAATTAAATAAAATTATAAGGCATAAGTGGTTCCTATAATTCAATTGGTGTAATTACCACTCGCCTTATTTTAAAAATAAAAATAGAGGCATAGGTAGTTCCTATCAAAATAACTAGCGGGGTATTCCCCCGCTTACCAAAATACTACCCGCCTTAAAGAAAGGGGTAAAGAAATGAGTAAAGCGACTATCAGACTATTTAAGGCCTTACCAATAAAAGCAAAGCACAAGAAATCACCAACAAAAGATCTGCTAAAAAAAACAATCAAAAGGGGTTTTATATTTTCTCCGGAGGTAATCTACAATTATTCCAATTATGACGAATTAATAAAATTGGTTGAAGAAGTTTTCGGGATAACCAGCGAGAAAGTAAATGCTTCTTTTCATAAGTCCTGGAAGAAGGTAAAGGAAGCTGATATAGAGCAATTGATTACAGAACAGATTGCTCATTATATTACAACTTACGGCAAGAAAGATCCCGGGAGATATATGTTTCAAAAAGAGTATTTGGAGAATTGGGGAGTAGATAATTTATCGGAAAGAATATCAGGTTTGGAAGATTTTCATACAGATAAAATTCGTGATAAAGATTATATTTACATTCCAAAAGAAATATTAGATATCCCTGAAATAAATATAGATGAAATAAAACTGGTAGTCATAAAAGGATATACCAAACAGGAGCTTAAAGATAAATTATTAAAATTGCTTAATTCCGGGATTGCCTTAAAAGAAGATACCATAAACGATGTTGTAGATGTGGCCTTATTTTTAGATATAAATGAAAAGGAAATAAAAGATATAAAGAATAAAGAAGTCAGAATAATTTTATATAACTATTTGGATTTGGTTCCTGAAAATCCTGTCGAGTTTTTAAGATATGTTGTCTATACTGCAACGGATGAAACACTATTGATAAAATCTAAGGAATTGATAGGGGAAATAAAGGAAGGGAAGAACATTAAGGTTATTAAAATTTTTAAGGATTATGGTAGAAAATACGGATTAAAAAGATTAGCGGAAATATTCTATCGCTTTAAACCAATCTTTCTTGCTTTTAGGACCAATCGAGAACTAAAAACTATCATTAATAAAATAAGAAAATTGGCAATCCATTATCACAAGCCTATGCCAGAAGACTATCTTAATGAAGTCACTGCTAAAATTAAAAAAGGCAAAATAATAGATATGGATAAATTAGAAAGTGAATTAGGGAGGGTCAATATCTTTAGGAAAATAAGGTTGGCCTATGCTTTGAAATTTAGAACAAAAGACATAGACTCGATTTTGTATCGTATACGGAACGGAAAATCGTTTGCTACTGATTTCTATTTTAGAAGAAAAGAAAGAGCAAGAAAGGTCTTAGCTATTGTCTTAGATTCTATTACAGAGGATATTAAAAAAAATGTAAGGGGTAAGAAAATTTATATCCCTGATTATATAAATTACAGCTTACCGGCGACAGAAAAACAATTTACCGGGAATTTGCCATCGGGAACTTATATCTCTGTTCCCCAGGATATGATTGTCGGAGTCTATTGGGAAAATATTAAGCCTTATATGATAGATTTAGATCTTTCCCTAGTTTCTTCTGATAGGAAATATGGCTGGGATGCCGGTTATAGAAATGAAGAAGGTAATATTCTATATTCAGGGGATATCACTAATGCACCTATCGGAGCGACAGAATTATTTTATGTGAAAAGACAATTAAAGGATAATTTTATCCTTTTCTTAAATTACTACAATTACAATGCTGAAATAAAAGTTCCCCTTAAAATAATCGTTGCCAAAGAAAAAGCTAAAGATTTTGGAAATAATTATATGGTTAATCCCAATAATATTGTTTCGGTTGTCCAATCTGAAATCAGCCAAAAACAAAAAATACTAGGATTATTGATTACCACAATGAAGGAGAGCAGATTCTATTTTGCCGAGACATCAATCGGTAGATCAATCACCTCATCTAATTCGGAATTCGCCGAAAATAGTAGAAAATATCTTGTAAATTTTTACCAGAATAGTATCGAGTTGAAAGATATTTTATCAAAATCAGGTGCTGAACTTGTTGATGATAAAGAAAAAGCAGATATCGATCTCTCGCCTGAAAGCATCGATAAAAATAGTATTTTAGATTTATTATTAAAAAATAAAAGGGAAAGTGATTAGATGAAATTAAAGATAGGCGAAGAAAGGATTAAAGGATTTAGTAGTCCGGTTAAAAAAGCTGAAAAGACTAACGATTGGGCCTGGTGGGTGCTTTTTATAACAGCATTTGGTATGGAAATTATTGCACTATTAAAAATATTGGGCAAGATATGACTATGAAAATCGGTTTATTCGATATTGATTCAAAATATCACAATTTAGCCTTAATGAAAATATCTGCTTGGCATAAAAGTTTTGGGGATCAGATAGAAAAATATAAACCATTGATGGAAAAGACATACGACAGGGTATATGTTTCAAAGATATTTTCAAAGCATAATATCGAGGAAGGATATATACCAGAAAATAGCATTATGGGTGGATCAGGATTTAATTTAAAAATTGTTTTGCCTTATGATATTGAACATATAAAGCCCGATTATACTCTTTATAACCTTGATTATTCTCTAGGCTTTACTACCCGGGGCTGTATTAGAAATTGTAAATTTTGTATAGTACCGGAGAAAGAAGGTAAGATCCGGGAGCATGCAGAAGTGGAGGAATTTCTAAATCCAAAGACTAATGTAGTAGTTTTATTAGATAATAATTTCCTGGCCTTACCCTCTTATATTAAAAAATTACAAAAGTATATTAATAAAGGCTGGAGAATGGATTTTAACCAGGGACTTGATATAAGACTTGTAAATAAGGAGAACGCCAAGCTATTGGCTGAAGTAAAACATCTGAAGCAAATACACTTTGCCTGGGACCTGATGGATTATGAGAAAGAGCTTAAAGAGGGTCTGAGGATAATATTCAAGGCGGGGATCAAGCCATATAGAATAATGGTATTTGTTTTATGCGGATTTGATACTACTTTTGAAGAGGACCTTTACCGGTTTAATGAATTGTTAAATTTGGGGGTAGATCCCTTCATAATGATTTATGAAAATGTAGATAGAAGGACTAAGGAATTTGCAAGGTGGGTAAATAAAAGATTGTATAAATTTTGTGAATTGGAAGATTTTATTAAATTGAGAGGTGGAAAATGCACGTAGCCAAAGGCGGTTACCGAAAAGATCTAAAACAATATTTCCGGAGTAAGATGGAGGCGAATATTGCCAGATATTATAAACTTACCGAAATTGAATATATCTATGAACCAAAAGAATTCGAATTTAAAACTATCAAACGCGGTAACCGGTATTATAAGCCAGACTTTTACCTGCCTATAATAGATTTATGGGTAGAATGTAAGGGATGGTTTAGACCCGGCGATAAAACCAAACTAAGGCGGTTTAAAAAATATTATCCAAAAGAATTTGCTAAGCTACAATTTATAATTCCTGATAAATACGCGAGGGATAAGGCTAATGGCGAGATGATTAAATTTTTGTGTGATGATCTAGGGATAGATTTCGAGAAAATACTAAGCTATAAAGAAATAGAAAAATATAGCAGGTTAATTCCCGGATGGGAATAAAAAGAGTAAGAATGGACTGACTGATACTTCTTCTTTGACAGAAATCACTTAATTTGATAAAATTTAATAAGAAAATTAAATAATATAATGTCTGAAAAGTTAGGTTTTGGCCTAAGCTCTTTAGAATTATTGAAGAATAATTTAAGGGAGTTTAGGCTTTTTTTATTTAATGAGATATCCAGAAGATTTTATAAATAAATTAATACATGGTGATTGTCTTGAAGTAATGAAGGACTTTCCTGACAATTGCATAGACACCATAATTACCGATCCGCCTTATGGACTAAAATTTATGGGACAAAAATGGGATTATGACGTCCCTTCAATCGAGACATGGCAGGAATGTTTAAGGATATTAAAGCCCGGCGGAACTGCTTTAATCTTTGCAGGAAGTAGAACACAACATAGGATGGCGGTTAATGTTGAGGATGCTGGATTTATCTTAAAAGATTGTATCATGTGGCTCTATGGGTCAGGCTTTCCGAAGGCAACGGATATCAGCCAGATGTTAGATAAAGATAAATGCAGGAAGAAGTTAGAAGAAAAATTAGGCAGGAAGCCGACACGAGAGGAATTTAAGAAAGAATGGGAAGGATTTAGAAAAGTAATTGATTATCAAGAACCCTTTGGTAGAGAAAATAGAAAGTCTGCTGGTTATAGTAGTGAAGCAGTATTTGGTAAAGAAGTAATAGGAATTAAGGGTGGCAAACAACCAATAAAAGAATCTGCAACCCCCGAAGCTACTCTTTGGAACGGCTGGAAATCACATGGGCTAAAACCTGCATATGAACCCATACTAGTGGCAATGAAACCTAACGAGGGTAGTTATGCTAATAATGCTTTGAAGTGGAAAGTGACAGGATTGAATATAGATGGGGGAAGGATACCTTATGAAAATAATAATGATTTTAAAGACGGGCATCATAACAAGCAATTATCGGATAATGTTAAATATAAAAAAACTTGTTTTGGTTCAACTTTTGGTTATGGATTATTAAATTCTAATATTAATAAAGGTCGCTTTCCTGCAAATGTAATACATGATGGTTCTGATGAAGTGGTAGGGTTATTTCCGAATACAGGGACATCATATCGTCCAAATTCAAGAAGAGGAAAAATTAAAAGTGAAATCTATATGAACGGAATAGTAAGAGATGGTTATCCTACGGCTATCGGAGTAAATGATTCAGGCTCTGCTTCCCGCTTCTTCTACTGTGCGAAGGCAAGTAAAGCCGAACGGAATAGAGGGTGCGAAAGATTGGAAGAAGTTGAGATCAAAGGAGATATATCACTAAGACAAAAAGGTGTTCATGGACAAACAGGTAAGCCCAATAAATCTCTAAAGAGCAAAAACCACCATCCCACCGTTAAGCCTTTAGCACTCATGAAATACCTTTGCACACTGACTAAAACTCCGACGGGCGGAGTAGTATTAGATCCTTTCTGTGGTAGCGGAACTACTTTGATGGCCTGTAAAGAAACGAGCAGAAAGTATATCGGCATTGAGATTGAGAAGGAATATGTAGAAATTGCAAAGTGTAGATTAAGAGCGATAGAAGCAGTTTTATTTTAAATATTATTCGTTTAAGGCATTTTTTAATGAATTATATTAATCATTATATTAATAAGATTATATGTGGAGATGCACTGGAAATTTTAAAGGAGATTCCTGGTGAATCAGTTAATTGCTGTGCATGCTCCCCGCCTTATTGGGGTCTCAGAGATTATGGGATCGAATCAGTTATTTGGGATGGAGATAAAGATTGTAAACACGATTTTAGAGAATATGATTCAAAGTTGTTACATGAAAATAGGCAAAATTTAGATGGTGGCACATTGGGTAATCCACAATATAGGAAAAATTTACATGGTTTCGGTAAGGCAAAAGCAGGGTTTTGCTCTAAATGCGGAGCCTGGCGGGGTAGCCTGGGCCTCGAGCCAACCTTTGAATTATATATAAAACATCTGTGTGATATCTTTGACGAGGTAAAAAGGGTATTAAGGAAGGACGGGACTTGTTTTATAAATATAGGCGATTCCTACGGTGGCAGTGGTAATGCTTCCGGACATACAAAAGATACAAAAAATTTAGGCTATAAGACTTTAGAAATGGGAGCTACCAAAGGGAATCAAAAAATTACTAGACAGTATGCGAAATGTTTATTAGATATACCCTATCGCTTCTCCATAGAAATGATTAACCGGGGCTGGATCAAGAGAAATACAATAATCTGGTATAAAAAAAATTGTATGCCCTCGAGTGCAAATGATAGGTTTACAGTAGATTTTGAATATCTATTTTTCTTTACTAAAAACAATAAAGCTATATTCTGGACCAATGAGAAAACTCTGGAATGTGTAGATAAAAAGCCATTAGGCACTAAAGGGATAGAGGCTAAAGATTGGGAATGGAGACCCTGCCCTGCCTGCTCTAATAAAAATTATTTTAATTATCGAACCCGGGACGTCATGAGAAAAGGGGAAGGCTGCCCTCAATTTAAGGCAAGTAATGGAGAAAAGAAAAATATAAAAAATAAGATATGCCCAAGGTGTAAAGGTTTAAAAAAGGTAAAATATTCCCTCTGGTCTGGCCACGATTACTGGTTTGAACAGCAGTTTGATAAATATGATTATCCTCTTAATAGATGGGGTGGTGATATACAAAAATCGAGGACGGAAAAAAAGACAATTTATGAAAAAACAATGAAATTAGGCAAAACATCTAAATTAGTTGAAGGAGCCGTTAGACCAAATCCTCAAGGTCGCAATAAACGTTCTGTCTGGGCTATACCGACTCAGCCCTTCCCAGAAGCCCACTTTGCGGTATATCCGGAGGGGCTAATTGAGATACCAATTAAAGCTGGATGTCCTGAATTTGTCTGTAAGAAGTGTGGGAAGGCAAGAGTAAAGATATATAAAGATACTGGCGAATATGAAATATGTGGGGGTAATAATAGTATAACGGCAGAACAAATACAAAAAGTTAGCCCTACAAGTACATTGTTAACTGGGAAAAGAAGAGTAAGAAAAGAAATTGGTTATACCGACTGTGGTTGCAATGCAGGATTTGAAGGCGGTATAGTTTTAGATCTATTTATGGGAGCGGGGACTACCGCGTTGGTGGCCGTAAAACAAAGAAAAATGTTTATCGGTATTGAGATAAAACAGGAATATATTGATATGGCTAATAGAAGAATTGCCAAAGTTCAGCAGGAGATATTCTAAATGAAATGGCCTGAAGATTTCATAAATAGAATAATATGTGGTAACCATTTGGAAGTTATTAAAGATATCCCTAATGGCGCGATTGCTTTAATAATCACAAGTCCTCCTTATGATGATTTAAGAGATTATAAAGGTTTTTTATTTGATTATAAGGAGCTAATAAAAGAATTATTTAGAGTCACAAAAATGAGAGGGACATTGGTTTGGGTAGTCGGAGACCAAACAATAAATGGTAGTGAATCGGGCAATTCTTTCAGACATGCTCTTTACGCTAAAAAAGTTGGTTTTAAGCTATATGATACTATGATTTATTTAAAGAATAATCTACCATTCCCACAATCAAAAAGATATAACCAAATATTCGAATATATGTTTATATTGTCTAAAGGGAAGCCAGGGACTTTGAATTTGCTAAAGAGAAAGAATATATATGGTGCTTTCACAAGAAGCATGACTCATAGACAAAAAAATGGTGACATGAAAGAAACGAAAAATGTTACATATAAAGATGAGAGTAATTGGGGCAATGTTTGGTTATATGATGGAGGCTATATGAAATCTACTAAGGACAAGATAGCATATGGGCACCCTGCCATATTCCCCGATCAATTGGCAGAAGACCACATATATTCTTGGAGCAATAAAGGAGATATAGTTTTAGACCCGATGTGTGGAAGTGAAACCACTTGTAAAATGGCAAAAAAATTAGGTAGGAAATTTATTGGAATTGATATAAGTCCAGAATACTGTGAAATAGCGAGAAAAAGAATTAATGCTATTCCAGAATCTTTGTTTTAGAGGAGAGGGGAAAAATGAATAATAAAAAACTAATATGGCATACAGAGAAGCGAATAATAAATAAGTTAATTCCCTATGATTCTAATCCCCGTCAAATGACTCTAAAGCAGAAAGAGGACCTGGAAGAGAGCTTAAAACGGTTTAATTTAATGTCGATTCCAGTAGTAAACACTGATGATGTTATTGTATCAGGCCATCAAAGATTAAAGATATTGCAATTGTTAGGTAGAGGAGAGGAAGAAATTGATGTAAGGATTCCTAATAGGGAACTGACTCCCGAAGAATTAAGAGAGGCAAACTTGAGAGAGAATAAGAATTTAGGCTCCTGGGATTATGACATGCTGACTAATTTTGATGAAAAACTGCTAATGAATGTGGGATTTGGCAGGGAAGAGCTGGATGATATTTTTGGTCTCGATGTTAATGAAGAATTTGACATAGATAAAGAATTAGAGAAATTCATTAAAGAAGATGCTAAGAGAGTTAAGAGCGGAGATTTGTGGAAACTGGGAGAACATAAATTACTTATTGGCGATTGTACGGATAAAAATGGCTGGAATGAATTATTTGGAGAAGAAAGATTTGATTTTTTATTCACCGATCCCCCTTATTTCAATATAAAAAGCTTTGGCCATAAGAAATTTTCCTATCTAAGTGTTGAAGGTAAAAAAGTTCCTAAAGACTATGATAGTTGGTTATCGATAGCAATTGGCTATCAGAATAGCAAAGGTTCAAACATAATGGTATTCGAGAAATGGAAAAATATTGTTAGATTATGGCTATCGATAGAAAAATATTGGAAGATTAAAAATATGATAATCTGGAAAGCTGAGAAGAGGTATCAATCATATATAGGAAAGAAAACTTTTCCTAATCGTTATGATGTAATGGTTTTGGGAGATAATGGAGATGTAAAGCTAAATGAAAAATTTGAGGAAGAATTAGACAATTATCTTAAAGAAGAAGGCCAGAAATTTTTGGATTCCTATGAGGTTATAATCTATGGCCAGAAAGGTGACAGCTCTTTCGATCGAAGGAAAAAAACCCGCTGGTCTAAGATAACTGATCACATAACCTGGTCAGCAGAACAGACTGGAAAGGGAAGAGTAGAAAATATCATCTTAGGAAAGAAACCGATTCAGATTTTAGTTCCCTATATTAAAATATTGTCTCCGCGGAGAGGAATAATAGCCGAGCCTTTTTGCGGTTCGGGATCTACCATCATTGCTTGCGAGATAATGAAGCGGAGTTGCCGAGCAATAGAGATAGAGCCAATTTATGGAGAGGTAATCTTAGCCAGATGGGAAAAATTTACTGGGAAAAAAGCAGTTAAATTAAAAAGCATGACCTAAAAAATCCGACAAATCCGACAAAGGTCTCGAGGATTTAGAATGATTAAAGAGGTGATCAACTAATTATTATGGATGACAAAGCAAGAAGAAAAATAAAACGAATTATTATCGAAAGCCTTAGAAATGGGGCAACTAAAACTAAGGCGTGTACCGAAGCTAATATTAATAGAGATACTTTTTATAGATGGATGAAGATTGCAAAAAGCTTTAAAAGGGATGTCGAAGAAGCGGTAGAGAGCCAGATAGGAGTAGTAGAAGATGCATTATACAAAATAGCGGTAGAAGGGAGTTTAGCAGCTCAGAAGTTTTTTCTTTGTAACCGAGCTCCGGATAAATGGAAGGAAACTACCAAACATGAGATAGGAGGTTCATTAGAACTTACCTATGCTAATTTAGTGAAAGCCAAAAAGGAACGGGAGAAAAATAAATAATAGTGAAGTACCTTTCCGCAGAGCAAGAAGATGCGATATTAACTGAATATGAAAATAACTGGAATAAATTTTCTAGAGATGCTTTGGGGGTGAGGCTGGACCGGAAACAGAGAAAGATATTAGAGTCAATACAACTTAGTAGGAGAGTATCGGTCAGGTCAGGCCATGCAGCTGGGAAAGACTATGTAGCTGCAGTTGCTTCTTTATGTTTTTTATATCATTATGTCCCTTCTAAGGTTATCAACACCGCACCCACCGATAGACAAGTTATTTCTATTATGATGTCTGAGATAGGCAGAATATATAGAAATGCCAATATAAATCTTGGTGGAGACCTGTGGACTCATAAAATAACTTTCCCCAAGGATTTAGACTGGTTTTTATTGGGTTTTAAAACTAAAGATAAGAAGCCGGAAGACTGGACTGGTTTCCATTCTCCCAATCTTATGGTAGTAATTACCGAGGCCTCCGGGATAGACCAGGCAACGTTTGATGCTATAGAAGGGATACTAACCGGGAATAGCCGATTAGTCTTGATATTCAACCCCAACAGGACTACCGGAGAGGCCTATCAAAGCACCAGGAGCCCACAGTATGAAAAATTTAAACTAAATTGTTTGAATGCGGTAAACGTTAGGGCCAAGAAAATCCTAATACCAGGCCAGGTAGATTATGAATGGATCGATGAGAAAATTAAGAAGCCGGGCTGGGTAGTAGAGATAGAGGAAAATGAAGTAAGAAAAGACACCCGCGATTTTAAGTGGGAAGGAAAATGGTACCGGCCTAATGACTTATTCTTAGTAAAGGTGATGGGAGAGTTTCCTAGGGCTGCCGAAGATACCTTAATTCCTTTAAGTTGGGTAGAGATGGCCAACGACAGGTGGCGGGAACAAAAGGGTAAAGAAAAAGGTGCCTTAAAATTAGGAGTCGATGTAGCCGGCATGGGGAGGGACCTTACGGTATTTGCTTTTAGGAGAGGGAACATTATTGAAAAACTTAAAGTTTATAGCAAGCAAGATCACATGGTAACCGTAGGAAGAGCAAAGAATGAACTAATAAAGAAAGAGGATATCACCTATATAGATTCAGCAGGAGAAGGGGCGGGAGTCTTTTCAAGATTGATAGAACTTAAGGTTAATGCGGTGGGGGTTAAGGCCTCGGAATCAGCGAAAGGGTTAACTGATCTGACCGAGCAGAGAACCTTTGCCAATATGAGGGCCTATTTATACTGGGCTTTAAGAGATGCTTTAGACCCGGCATTTGATGAAAAGTTGGCTTTACCTCCTGTAGATGAGCTGACCCAGGATTTAACCGAGGTGCATTGGAGCACCAGAAGCAATGGAGACATCATAATCGAAGAGAAGGATAAGATTAAAAAGAGGTTGGGTCGATCCCCGGATTATGGGGATGCGGTGGCCAACACCTGCTCAGGAAAGAAAAAACATAAGCAGGCGGAGGCTTTCTTTTAATATTTAATTAGGTGAGGTGAAAGGGATATGACTGAAGCAATAAAGAAAAAAAAGCAGGCTGAGGTTCACGTTACCCTTACCAAAGGGCAGCAATTTATTCAGACCACTAAAGGGGTTTATCCCCTATCAGATCTAAAGAGATACGAAGTTAAAAAGACTTCCAAACAGATTAAAGAAGAAGAACAATTTGGAATTAATCAATTGGTTGCTCCTCCCAATTCTCCTAACAGTCTACTCCAGTTATACGATATGAATTCGACCTTTAGCGCTTGCGTAGACCAGATAGCCGAAGATGTAGCCGGACTGGGGTGGAGGCTGGAGTTAAAAGAGGGAGAAGAAGAGGATGAAGATGAGAAAAAGAAGATTAATGAACTCTTAGACAGACCCAATCCGGAAGAGTATTTAAGACATATATTAAAAGAGATGCTTATTGATGTAGGAATAATAGGCTGGGGCGGATTTGAAATAGTCAGAAATGCCGGAGGGGAAGTAGCAGAGATATGGCATATTGCCGGACATACTTTTAGGATCCATAAAAAGAAGAAGAAGTTTTGTCAACAGAGGAATAATGACAAGATATGGTTTAAAAGATATGGAGAGGAAAAAGATATCTCTCCAGAGGATGGAAAGGAAACCAAGCTTGACTTAAAGAGTAGAGCAAGTGAGTTAATCTACTACAAAAGATACTATCCGAGATCAGATTATTATGGAGCTCCTCCCATACTATCAGCAGTGGGTTCCCTGGTTGGACTTATCGGGATTAGGGATTATAATTTATCCTTCTTTGAAAACTACGGAGTTCCTGCGGCCTTAATTACTTTAATTGGAGACTGGAAAGAAGGATCAGCAAAGAAGATCAAGAATTTTTTGGATAACGAAATTAGGGGTTCCGAAAATGCCCATCGGACTATGGTATTTCAGCTTCCCGATGAGAATGCCAAATTTCAATGGCAGCAGCTATCCGTAGACGTAAAAGAAGGGAGCTTCAGGCTATACAGGGAATCCTTGCAAGAAGATATACTTATTGCCTATTCTATGCCCGGAGAACGGATTGGAGTCAGGTCAAGGGTAGGAAAGCTAGGTGGGGGTAGCATAACCACAGAAGCGACTAAGATATATATTGAATCGGTGATAGAGCCCTTACAGAAGGATATGGAAGATATCATTAATGGACCGATTATCGAGCAAGGCCTAGATTGCCATAAATATATATTCAAACTCAATACCTTAGACGTTCGAAATATAGATGCGGAAGGGGATAGGTATATTAAGTATATCGAACATGCGATGATGACCCCCAACCAGGCCAGAAATAAATTAGGTCTGGGGAAGACTTATGTGGGAGGAGACAATTATTACATGAAGAGTGGTCTGGAAGTAGTAGGAGAAGAAGAGCTGGAGAAGAGGGAAGACAAATTTATCAAGGCGGTGGAAGATCTCACAGAAGGAATTAACAAATTAGCCGAAGGTGATTTTCTTAAAGAAGTAGGGAAAGACGAAGGAAAGTTAGAGGAATAAAAGAATGGTGGATGTAGAGAAATTTATTAAAAAGATGGAATTAGAAGCTTATGTTAAAGAGATCCTGGCGGAGATAGTGCAGATAGTAGATAAGAGGATTAAAGAAGATATGCCGGGAGTCAATATTGCCATCAGAATAGAATTGGGAATAGCAGATGGCCGGACTCCGCGGAGGAAAGATAATGAACGAAATGGATAATAAAATAGATTGCCGAATAATACATTATTATGGTTCTGCGTCTTTTGCCGATGGGGCCTTCTTTTTATATGGCTATGAGGAAGGTGAATGTTCAACTGCTGACGTTATAACGGAAGAGCTATGGTTATAAAGATGAGGAGCTAAATAATTATGCCATTAACCAGCGATACCCTAGAAGAATTAAATAGACTCCTAGATGTATTCTTTGAAAAGGTAGGTCGAAAGGAGAGGTTAAGAAAGCAAACACTTAAATTGATGGATGAGTGTGAGGCCTATCTATATCCCAAGATAAGAGACTGGCTGCAAGGTGCCCGGGAACAGATCATAAAAGATATAAAAAAGAAAATCCTTAGGAAGAGGACAGAACTAGGAAATCTTCCGGTGAGTTCCTCACTTATCTATATTTCAGGTAAAGGTCCAGCAGAGATCAGGAAGAAGTCCAAGCCTGAGATAGTAGTAGATTATGTGGACTGGGAGACAATAGAGGGTAGTGGAAAGAGCATAATTAAACCGGCCTATCTTAATATAATGGAGAAATCTGGCAACCTGTCCCGAGCACACGCTAGAATAGAAGCTTCCTTTGATGTGATAAATCCCCGATCGGTGGAATGGGCCGAGAAATATTCTTATGAATTAATCTCACTGGTGGAAAAGGAGACAAAAAAAGGAATCCGGAGAATAGTGTCTCAAGGATTGAAGGAAGGGAAGACACTTACTCAGGTAGCAAGGGATATAGAGCATTTAAAAGACGTGGGGCTAAATGGGAGACAGAGTACAGCCTTACTGAAATATAGAAGAGCGTTAAAGGCACAGAAGCTCCCCAAAGAATTATACCTACAAAAGTATACTAAACGTTATGATAGACTACTTAGAGATCGGAGTAAACTAATAGCTAGGACCGAAATATCAAGGAGTGTAAATGAAGGCTATTTAGATTCATTAGAGGGAACCCGGTATGAAGAGGTGGAGATCTCTTCAGCTGGAGATGCCTGTCCCGAATGTCTGGATTTGGCAGGAATAAAATTTAAAAGGTCTGAGGCCAGAGGGAGGCTTCCGGTACATCCTAATTGTCGTTGTCATTGGATCGTAGTGATTCCCAGGGTAAAAAAGCCGAAACCGGGTATCCCGAGGAAACCAGTACCAAAGAAACCTAAAACTCCTAAGGGAATAAGGTCAGGAATCGAGAAGATCCATAAAGATTCAATTGAAGAACTTGCTGGACTTGAGCGTCAGTCTTACAGATACCAAAAGAGGTCACTCGAATTTAGAAGACTTGGGCTATCTGATTCGGCAGAAAAATATAAAGACCTGTATATGAAGAGTAGAGCTAAGGAAGATTTCATCAGGGTAAGAGATACTATAAAGATGAGGAAGATGTTGCAGGTCTCTGATGAAGGTTTTAACCTGTATCCAGAATGGGCTGTTGGGGTAAGAGAAAAGGAGAAGACGTTCCTCAGAAATGGAATAAGAGAATTTAGTAAGCTTATTGACAAAGAGGCTATGGGGGTATCATTCCCTCGAGTCGGAAAAACCGGACTTAGGTCATATTATCAAAGGGGTTCGATTTATATCGGGAATCCCGCGATAAATTATAAAGACACCAAGGTAGTTGTCCATGAAATGGGACATTGGCTGGAAGAAATGAATCCAAAGGCACATAAATCAATTATGGCCTTTTATAAAAAGCGAACTGAAGGAGAAAGCTTGGCCCGTCTGTTGGACGGATATGGAGCAGATGAACTTACTAGAAAAGATAAGTTTATCGATGCTTATATGGGAAAAGATTACGAAGGAAAGGCGAGTGAAATATTAAGTATGGGGCTGGGAGAGTTCTATAAAAATCCTTATAGATTGGCTACCAAGGACCCAGGATATTTTGATTTTATTTATAACCTAGTAAGGGGGATATATTAATGGCTGTGACTGTGGAGATAGAAGGAGTTCAGGCCAGTATAAAAGACAATAAGTGGGAATGTAAAGATAAATTTTTGAAAGATATGCTATCGGTATTTTCTAGAGACATTCTTACGGACTATTCTCCTTTCCCAGATCTAGCAGTTGCCAAAGAAACAGTTAAGGAACTCGGCGGATATATAATAAAGATAACCGATAGGCCTAAATTCATAAAGGGTAGAATTTATTGAATAACAAATTAAAATGTATTAATATTAAAAGCTAACTAGTATACCAGATTTGGTATAATATATTAAAAATAAGTAGGTGAAAATATTGAGAATAGAAGAGATGACAAAATTAAACCTGAGGAAAGCACCTAATATAGAACTGTATTCTCTGGACCTACGCTTTTCACAGCTATGGGAAAAATATTTTGAGAAACCGAAACCTAAATTAGATGTCAAAAGAGGTGATTTTCTCGGGAAGTATCAATTGCTGGTCAGGGAGATGCATAAGAGAAAAATAAATCATGTTGAGACCAGCATAGACGATATAGTGTTTAAGAAAGAAGAATTGGGAATAGATATGTCCAGTTTAGGTTCGATAATGCTCGATCCTGAATATATTAGTATTGTAAGAGATTCGAAGAAATCCCTAAGAGACCAACCGGATATAAATATACTTATTAGGGATGAGCAGAATCCAAAGTTAGAATCAGCAATTACTAAACTTTTCGAGAAACAGATAAATAAGAAGCTGAATTTTATTTATGATCTGACTGAATGGGATTCATGCATCCCACTATTTGAAAAAGTGCTAAGGCCTAAGGAGAAGATTGAGATAGTAAGAAAGAAAGATGATATACCGAAGACCGGTTTTATCCAGGTCCTCGGCACCATGGCCCAGCTTAATTCCCCACAGGGCAAACACTTCTCTCTGCTTATACGTCACAAAGATAAAAGGATTCTTATCGACCCAGCAGTACACCAGAAAGAGGTAAAAGAGGATTTAGACTTTATAATTATAACTCAAGCCGATAAGGACCACTGGGAATATCTTAATGAATATAAGGATATCCCGGTCTATACTGTAGGAGCAATATTTGACCGGCTACCCAAGAGGGAAGATACGCATCTATTCTTAAAACCACTAAAGATTGATGGCTTGGGGATTATACCGATCAAGACTACCCCGGCAGTCGGGACACCTTCTATAGGTTTGAGATTAGATGTAGGAAAAAAGAAGATATCGATCTTGCCCGAGTTCTTAGAATTAGGGAAGGCACAGAAAGACCTGATACAAGGGACTATCTGGATTTGTGGAGTAGGAGATTATGAAAAGGATGACAGAGAAAGAGGGAAACTTTCTTTTCTCTCTCTCCTGCAATTAGCAGAGGAATTGAAACCGAAGGTAATATATCTCACTAATTTAAGAAAGGATATTTTAAAGCATAAAGAGAAGGTTAATGCCGGGCTTAAGATATGGAATGGTAAGATCTTATATGATGGTGATATCTTAGAAGAGAAGGATTTTGAGAAGAGAGAAAAATGGGGCTTAAATAAACCGGCCTATCGAATATTTACCTTTGAGGACCTTAAAAATACTCCCCATTTTCAGAAAGGAAAAGCAATTGTCGAAGCCAAGTTTGATGGAATGAGGACGAAAATTGTAAAGAAGGGCAAAGATGTAATTATAATGAGTGATCCAGAGGATATTAAAGGCTCTCCCATCAAGACCGAGAGACTACCCTGGCAGGTAGAAGAGCTTAAGAAGATGAAGGAAGATTTTGTGGGGGATTCTGAAATAATAATGATTGATAAGGAAAAGAATGAATGCTTACACAGGGTAGTCACTAATGCACTTTTAAACGGGAAGTTCGACCCCACCGAGGCTAGTAAGAAAGCTCATATTTACATTTTTGATATTGTGGAATATGATGGGAAAAATATCAAAGATTGGCCTCTAAAAGAGCGTAAGGAACTGCTCAGCAAATTCAAAGATTCTGAGCACGTTCATTTTGTTAGAAGTTCAACTAATTTACAGAAAGAAGCCTTATCTTATATTGTGGATTTAGAGGATCTTAAGCAAGTTGAAAAGGTTAAAGATAAGATGATGGGCTATGCCCATAGAGGTGGTCCTTATCCCAAACATATTGCCGAGGGAGTAATGATTAAATTACTCAACACCCCCTACGAAATGCCTCAAGACCATGGTGCTTGCAAATGGAAGGAGAAGTACGAGATTGATTGCCTGGTAGTGGGGGAAAAGGAAATTATCAGAGAAGGAAAGAAGACCGGGAATTGGAATTACGAATTAGCTGTGGGACCCATTGATAAAGAGTGGGCAGAGGCCATAAGCAGAAAAGATAAGAAGGCAGTAATAGAATTTAGGGAGAAGTTTTATAACCATATAGGGAAGTCGGATAATACGAAACAGGATGTAGTGATAGGTTCGATACTAAGAGTAGCCAGCGAAGATGTCAATAGCTACGAGACTGAAGATCCTAAATACCCCTATTATAAAGCTTATGTGAGTGTAGTATTACAACCGGTTCCGGAAAAGAATGTACCGGACAAAATGTTTGTATTGGAGAGGCTTTCTGAGTTCACTCCACGGAGAGAGGCCCTAGTGGAAAAGGGAATTAAAGATGATATTAAGATAAGCATAGAGGGAGGGAAGATTCCCAAAGAAATATATAAGATATACGCCAAGGAAAATGAACCACTACCTAAAGAATTTTATCCGGATTATGATGAGGGAATGATGTGGGCTCAATTCCACTTTAGAGGATTAGAACCGAATGAGACTAAACAATGGAAACAGAAAAAAATATCTCTTGCTAAACTATTAGAGGATCATAGTATGCATTGTGATATCAGAATGAAATTTAAGAATAAACTTATTCAATGGGTCCTAACTGAAGATTCAATCGATGCTTATTTGAATGCCTTAAAGGGAAAAAGAGATCCAAAAACTGGTAATGTAGATAAAGGACTCTGTATTGTTAAACCTAGTGCAGAGGAACCTACTAGAGAATTGAAAAAATCGGAAGTAAAAGAGGCATTACTAAATGCTAAAGGAGCAAAAATAGTAGCCGATCTCGCACTTCTTGATAAATCATATATCATAAAAGCTGGAGAAGTAGGGGCAACTGCTTATAAAGATGCCTTCATGCAAGCTGTCTATCTTGGAAAGGTAAAAGCTGGTGTACAAAGAGAAGACGTACACGAATACTTTTTTTATCCTGATAGATGTAAAGATAAAGAAATATTAAACGGGAGATACATTATTAGGTGTTTTAAGGCGGGAAAGAATAATAGATGGTGGTTCTGGAAATGCAGTGATAATCCTTTACCTATGGACCCAATTGAACATAAAGCACAGAAAGGTAGTTATTACCCAGTTCCCGCAAATGAAGTTAAACAATTTGGAAGAGAGGCATATAAATGAGGAGATGGCCGGAAGAAGATGAAAATTTATTAAGAAGAGAATACAGCGATAAAGGTCCAGAAATTAAGCCTCTATTGAAGAAATATACTAGAAGTTCTATCTACGGAAAGGCTTGCTCTCTCGGACTTAAAGTTAGGAAGGAAGTCCATTATAAAAAGATAATAAGAGCTATATCTAAAAAAATACCCAAAAGATGTCTTACTTGTGGAAAGAAGTTTTATGTCTCCCCTTGCAGGAAAGGAACGGCAGAGTTTTGTTCATTTAGATGTTATTACCAGTCTAAGCAGAAAAATAATTGGATTAAAGTCATTTGTTTTAATTGCGGAAAAAAAATTGAACGAAGAAAGAGCAGGATAAAATATTATAACAAGCAATTTTGTTCGTTAAAATGTTATCATGAATTTAATAGAGGAAAAAATCATTGTCGGTGGACAGGTTATGATTTTCGTCATACTAGAGAATGGGAAGAAGCCAGAAAAAGAATTTTAGAAAGAGATGGATATAAATGTTTTTTAACTAGGAAAATAGATAATTTATGCAATCATCATATTATTCCTTGGTATAAAATTCGAAAAAATCTTGATTCTTATCTTATTACTCTTACACGATCTTCTCATATGAAGGCAGAGGAAGAATTAAAACATTTCAGAAGAGAAAATGAAAATGGATTTTCTCCTCTTCAAATTAAGTTCCTTTCTTATACTGGGGAACTCCAATATCTAGAATCATAATTTAAGAGGTGATTTAAATGGAACTAGAAGAAATAAAAGAATTAACAAAACAAGGAGAAGAAGAATATTCTGAAGATTTAGAAAAAGGAATCAGACCCGGCTTTGGCTCTCCTGGTGGTAAAAGATATCTAGCTAAAACTATTGTCAGTTATATCCCAGAACATAAGACTTATGTAGAGAATTTTATGGGAGGTGGTGCAGTATTTTTTGCCAAAGAACCAAGTGAGGTTGAAGTGATAAATGATTTGGATAAAGAGATCGCTTTTGCTTATAGGTTTATAAAAAAAATTAGTGATGAGGATTTGAAAAAGCTAAAAAAGAAAAATTGGGTAGGGAGCAAAAGTCATTTTGAGAACCTTAAAAAAAATAAACCCGAAAATAATTTAGAACGATTTTATAGATTCTCATATATGATGAGATTTTCAAGATTTAAAAATTATGTTAGTTCCTTTGAAGGTCAAGAAGCTGACTGTACTTCTGCACTCCCCAACATAAAAGAAAGATTAAAAAATGTAAAGATAAAGAATAACGATTATAAAGAAAGTATTAATTATGATTCTAAAGAAACCTTTTATTATCTGGACCCACCCTATCCTGATACTGAGAATAAAACAATTGGTGGTAATATTAGTTTAATAGAACTTCATGATTTTTGTAAAAAAATAAAAGGGAAATTTATACTTTCTCTTAATGATGTTAAAGCAATTAATAAAGCATTTAAAGATTTTCATCTAAAAAAAGTTAAGGTATTACAAAGCTTTTCTAATACCGAAGGGACACAAGAATTCAGGAGAGAACTCCTTATTTCTAATTTCCCACTCAAGAAAGAAAACATCTATTTATCAAAAAGCGATGAAGTTTTAATTGAAGAACTTCCTTCCTTCGTGTGGATCCCTGAGTTTATAAACATTGCCGGGTCTCTCTTTTACGAGAGGGAGGGCAATCGGAAGCCTAATGATATCGATATCATAGTCAGAGCAAAAGAAGAAGACGGTAGATTTACGATAGCTCTAGATAAATCTTTAAGACTAAAGATAGATAGAATCTTGGAGCAGAGAGTGGGAAAGATGTCCGGAAAATGGTTAACTCCAGAATGGCTGGGATCGACTTTCGGGCCCAACTGGAGATACCAGACCGGCTGGAATTTAGTTTTAGTGCCCCATCAGCCACAGGAGATTAGAGAGATGAACGAACCGGAGTTTGCCGAAGAGTTTTATAAAGAAGAAGGCTATGAGGAATTTTGTGATTTTGGGAGTGGGCACTTCTCTAAATTTGTTAAGGAACATCCTAAATTTAATATAGAGGAATTTAGAGAGTATGTGATCGTGCATAATAAAGCGGACCGGGACTCTGGAGAATTAGAGGATATTGCTGCATCTGAGATTTTAAGACTGGCAAAAGAATTTGCCCGGGAGAAAAATATCCAGATTAAAAAATCTAAACATAGTAGAGAAAAGTGTATGGAATGTAATAATCCTCCTGTTTATGAGTGTATATGGGCTGAGGGAATAGGTCATGCTTGGTTTTGTAAAGAGCATTTTGAAGAATGGGCTACAAGTGGTGATGGTAAAGGTGAAATAATTTCTGTTAAAGAAGTAAAAGATGGAATAGCAGCCAAGAAATTTGGGGATAACAGGAATCCAAATATCTGGGCTGAATTAAAAGTAGAATTCTATAAAGAATGGGTGAACAGCCCTACTTTCGCCTACTTGAGTGTATATGGAGAAATGCCAAAAGAATTTTTAAGCGGTAGAACCGATTCACCCAAAAGGATTTGGTGCTATAATATAATAAATGGGAGGGCCATAACGGTCAAAAAACATGGTCACTGTTAAATGTCAATTCTGTGGGAAAGCTTTTCAAATTTATCCTTATAAATTGCAAAATAATAGAGGCAAATATTGCTCCAAAAAATGTAAAAATAAAGCCCAAGAAAAGCAAAAAATTAAAAAAATTTGTTTGGAATGTGGGAAAGAATATAAAATTTATCCTAGTGAGGCAAAGAGAAGAGAAAGACTCTTTTGTTCTAAAAAATGTAAAGGAAAATGGGTAAAACGAACTCATTTAAATTGTACTTATAATAGAATAAAGAGGACTTATGAAATATGTGGTAAAGAATTTATGACTCCACAATTTAATAAAAATACTCATAAATATTGTTCAAATCAATGTCGAGGCATAGGCTTCTCTGAGTTAATGAAGGAAAAGTATCTTGATTCCGATTATATTAAAAAATTGCAAAAGGGTTTAAAAAAGCGTCCCAATAACCAAGAACAAACACTAGATAGGATTCTTCATAGATTATTTCCAAATGAATATAAATTTGTAGGTGATTTCTCATTTGTATTAGGAGGCAGATCCCCAGATTTTATGAATATTAATGGTAAAAAAAAGTTGATTGAATTATTTGGAGGCTATTGGCATAACCATAAATATTTTCCTAAAATACAAACTTCGAAAGAACGTATCGAATATTTTAAAAGGTATGGATTTGATACTTTAATTATTTGGGAATCAGAATTAATAAATTTGAATAGTCTCGAATCTAAGCTAAAGGAATTTCATTATGCCTAAAATAAATTGTATCGAAATAGATAAAGAATTTAAAGACACTTGGCTAGAAGATTTAAACAGTATACCAGAAATAGAAATAAGAGCTACTGATATCGGACATTCTGCCGAGAGAGTTGCCTTTGTAGTATTTAGAATGAAAGATCCGAAAGACGATTGCAAAGTTCAGGCTATAAGTAATAAGTTAAACGAAATGGAAGGATTGTATTCTAAATATGATACTGGCCGGGAAGGTAGATTAAGAATAGTAGTAGCAGGCAAAATAAAATTAGGGGATAAGGACTGGGAAGAATGGTGGAATAGTCTAGCCGGGAAGATTAAAAATTTTATTAAAGAGGAGTTTGGAAAGCTTGACCTTGAACAGTTTAAAGCCGAAGGAATAGACGATGATCTTAAAAATCCTACAGTAAGACACAAGGAATTATTTGCCGACTTAAGATACATCGGGAACTCAGGGTATCCCAAACTTAAAGAGGATAAGAAATGGGGAGAGTGGAAATTAGAGGATGCCCTAAAATACTATGCAGCAATAGTTGACGCCCTTCGCTCAGTCTATTTTCCTGTGATATCTCCCAAAATCGGGGATAAAGGATACAAGACCAGCTACTGGGGATGCTACCGGGAGGCCAGAAAGTATATGAAGTCTAAACCGCCGGCAGAGAAAGAAGTTAAAGAATGGGATGAGAGGCGAAAAAAGATAATTAAGGATGGGCAAGAAATAGCTAAATTCACTTTTAAGAAGATCGATAAAGTAGAGCATATAGTCGGCGGAGTAGTCTATTTTAGTTATAAAACGGATTCGCAGGCGGATTGGACCACGCCTCCGGAAGTCTGGAAGGCTCTAAAGCGTTTTATGCTCAAAAAAAAGAAACTTAAAGTGATGCACGAGGGTAAAGAAAGAGAAATCCCAATTATAGAGAATTATTTTGTAGAGGAACAGCATCATAAAGGTGGCACGTCTCCCAATAATCTTTTGGAAAAAGGAGATTGGTGGATTGCTGTCTATCTAGGAGATAAGGAAAATAAAGATATTTGGGAAAGGGTGTTAAAAGGAGAGCTAACCGGTTTCAGCATCGCCGGGAGGGCGAGCTCCCCCTCTTAATTACAAAACTATTTGACAAAATAAAGATAATTTAGTATTATAATTACGGAAAATAAAATACGGCTTGTGAAATCAGATAATGTTCAGAAGTTAAAGCGAGGCGCTTTAAGCTTTTCTAAAATTATTAGAAAGTTTGAAGTGCCTTTTTTTATTTTAAAATCTAATATTTAAGCAAGTTTAGTAAGTTAAGGTTCGTTTAGCGGACGCTTAAGCTGATAAATTGAAAAATATTTTGGCTTGGGCGTCCGCTTTTTTTTTGTTTTTGCGGACACCTAGTCAATAGGAAGGTGATTTAGATGCCGAGGCAACTTATAGATATCGATGTGGACGAAATTAGTCTGGTTGATATTCCGGCGATAAAACGAAAATTTCTAATTATTAAAAAAGACAAAGATATGCAGAAGACCTCTGATAAGGATCAGGATAATTCTGATATCGAAAATTTAATTAAGGAGGGAAAACTCGAGATGAACGAACTGATAGAAATTTATAAAAGTTTAACCAATGACCAAGAGAATTTTGCTGAGGAGCAGATTGAGCTTTTGAAGAAGCTTACTCCCGAGGCCATTAATGCCATCAAAGGTGCACTGAATATTTTAAATAAATACAAAGGTGATTTCTCAAAAGATTTACAGGATGCCGTGGCATTACTGGCTAAATATGCTGCTAAACCCTACCCCTATCCCTACCCTGCTAAAAAGAGCGAAGAAGATTTCGATAAGGCTGTCCAAGAAGCAATGGAAAAGGCGGGAAAGAAGATTTCTAAGGACACTCTGGAGGCGATTAAAAAGGCTATCAAAATACTTAATGACGTTTTTTCTAAGGGAGATGAGACCAAAAAGGCTATTTCTATCCTTTCTGATCTTCTTTCTGAAGAAGAGAGGAAAGCTCTTAAGAAGACTGATGAGGAAAAAGAAAGAGCCGATAAGGAAAAAGAACGAGATGAAAAGTTTGATAGCGCTATAAAAGATGCCACCGAGACCATAGAAAAACTGGGAAAGGATTTGGAAGGAAAGGATAAGAGCATATCTGAACTAACTAAGAGGCTGGAGACTTTGGAAAAAGCCAAGGGAACTAAGAAACAGATAGAGGGTCAGGATGAAGACGATGGAGACGTCAAGAAAAGTGATAAACCGTGGCCTTCTTTCGACTTTGAAATAGTAACAGAAGAATAATTTCGACGATAGAGAATTGAGGTGAAAAAAAATGATAACTAATAAAGCATTACTGAATAAGAAGAACTTTATGAAAGCCATGAAGGCTTTACCGGATATCGAATTGCTTCCAGAAGAGGCCGATAAATTTATCGATTACGTAGTGGATGAATCCTTCTGGAAGAACAATGCCCGGATAGTGAAAATGGAAAAGGTCGAGAAGAACTTAAGGTATCTGGGGTTTAAGGCTGGAACCAGGTTCTTAAAACCGGCAAATAAATTTGCTGCTTCAGACTACCTAAAAGAGTTTGCAGAAGGCAAGGTTACCTTACATGCACAGAAAGTGCGGGGTGCGGTAGTCGTTTATGATGACGACCTGGAAGAAGGCATCGAGGGACAGGCCTTTGCGGATCACCTGATGAAGATAATAGCCAAGAAGGTAGCCAACGAGATAGATGAGGCGGCCTACTGCTCCCATGATGGATTTGCCGATACGGATATAAGAAGCCTGTGGAAAGGTTTTAGATACAAACTTTTAGTCGAACAAGCCAAGACTGGGGTTTTCCCGAAAGCAGCAACTCTTCTGGATGCTTCCAATACCTTAGCTGGGCATGAAAATGACTTTTCAACAGCTGGTAAGATAGCCGAAAAAATCGGGACAACCACGGACTGGGAATTTAAGTTTGCCAAGATGCTGGCGGTTATGCCTTCCAAGTATAAATTAGTGGGACTGAAAAACCTAAGATTCTTCTGCAACGATATCATTCCCAATGATTATGCCGAGGCCTTAGCTAATCGAGCAACTATCTTAGGAGACAAGGCTCTCTTAGGCGAAGAAGATCTACCTTATAGAACTGTTCCTATTGCGTCAGTTCCTCTTATGCCTGTAACTTACGAGGTAGTTGAAGGAACCCTTAACGGGAAGGAAGATTACGATGTGACCGGAACACTACATAATATTATAGCTGTTACTGCATCGACCTTTGATATAGCCGGTGACTTTACAGCGGAATTTACTGCAGGTTTAAAGATAATAGTTTCGGGAAGCGCAAAAAATAATGGAGTTTATACCGTTGTAAGCTCAGCCTATGCGGACACTACCACTACCATAACTGTCAGTGAAACAGTAGATACTACCACCGCAGACGGTAAATTAGGTGGGAATGTATGTGGCGATGTTATTTTAACTCCTAAGAGCAATTTCATCATCGGCATCCAGAAGGAGCTGACCTTAGAGAGCAAGCGTGCACCAGAAGACCAGGCCCAATATGTTTTCTACAACCTGAAGATAGACATAGCAGTGGAAAACCCAGAGGCAGCCGTAATCTTGGTAAACGTTATTCATGGCTAAGATAGAAGAGAATAGTCATGCGATTTAAGATAATCAACCGGGCAGGTTCTAAGTGATCCCTAACTTTGCTGAGGATGCAAGTAAACTGCCCTTTTATAAGTGTAGTTAAAGACCTATCAGAATATAAGGAGATGAATTTCTTCAAGCTAAAAAATAGCTAAGGAGAAAGGAATCGAATTTGATAAACATATTAAGAAGAAAGAATTAATTAATAGGTTAAGTGAGGTGAAATAAAATGAGAAGGGATTTAAGTGCGATAGATAGAGATATAGGCCAGGACTGGAGCAGGATAATCCAGGAGGCTTTCAAACATGGCATTGACTGCGACATAATTTATGGGGGATTGCTTCCAGGTAGGCCAGAACAGGGTCTTTATGAAGTAAGTGACACTCAAAATTATCTGATAGGTAGTCGTCGAGTCTCTCCGGGTGGCCAGGTATATCGGTATGCCAAAGCAACAAACATTATTACATCTTGTAAATTCGGTGTAAAGTTTTGGGCGCTATCAAGTGATGGGATTGAATCTACTTTGGTTCAAAAGCAAGTGAAAGGCGATACGAGCATTTTCATCGCTGGTGATTTTGCTAAAGATGAACTTCTTGGAGGAACTTTAATAATTCATGTTGCTGATGGTCTTGAACAGCAACGAGTTATCAGTGGTAATACTATTGCTAGTGATGGTAATATTACAATTTATCTTCGTGATCCATTGACAGCGGATGTTGCTCTTGGCACATACGTTGAAGTTTATCCGAATCCATATTCAAGCGTACATTGCTTCTATTTGGGGGGAGGACATCCGGCTGGTGCTTTTTCATCTGTGGCTGGAATGCCGAATGTTATTACTGCTGCTGCAAACAGGTATCTTTGGATTCAGACCTGGGGACCGATTTGGATAAATCCGTATGGTGATGTTGGTAGTAATCCTGCTAATGATAACCGAGAAGTAGTCTTTGACCATGAAGGAGCAGTTGCTTATAGATTTGCAGCTAAGGGTTACGGTGCTGGCGTTACTGATGAATATCAATGTGCTGGGTTTATTATAAATAGACAAACCGATACTGTTTCCGGACCACCTTTGATTATGTTACAGATTAGCCCATAAGTTAAAAATCGAAAAGACTTTTTAGGGGTTGTTAAGATACAACCCCTTCAAAGTTTTTATAGTAGAAAAAATAAAAATTGCGAGTGATATAAATGACAGAAAAAGCTACGGGCAATTATATAACCGAAGATGATATAGACAACTGGGGGCCAGCAATTAGTGCTACTGCCGATTTTGCTACTGATAAGGTAAATATTACGGATAATAAAATCACGGTGGGCATAGATATCCCTACTGGTTCAAAGATAAGGTTCAGTTCTACCGGGGTATTACCAGGGGGACTTGAATCAGGTGTAATTTATTATGCGATTAAAATTAGCACTACTATTATTCAGGTCGCAAGTTCTTCAGTTAATGCTGCTGCTGACCCTCCCGTTCCTATTGATATAACTTCACAGGGAGTAGGAACCCACACTATAGATGTGGGTGAAGGAGTAACTCTGGCCGATAGGCAGGCTGTTATAGATCGAGTAGAAGCCCAGGTGGAGCGAATAACCAAGGACTATTTTTATCCCAAGACTTTCCAGGACTTTTTAGATGGCAACGGCAAGGATAGGCTATTTCTTTCCATCAGGCAAAAAATATTATCGATTAACTATATGGCTATCAGTGAGGTCGAAATTTCTACTATAGATAAGACTGGAACGGATACATCCGGGACAGCTGGAGAATATACTATTACCCTAACCATTTCTGCCACTAAAGATTATTATAAAAACAATTATTTGGGAATCAAAGACGACTCAGAACGAGTAGACAATCTATGGGGCAGCAGGATTTTAGGAAATACCGCAACTGATGAGGATGGGAAATCTGTCTTTACTTTAGAGCAGCCACTAAAAATGACTTTAGTGACCACACCAGCAGAAGAAGCGGATATTGTATCGATTATAACCAACTGGGACTTCGATGATGACTGTATTTATCGCAATGCACAAGGCATTACACACGAACCGGGAACACTTATGGAGCCGTCGGAATTTTTTCTTAATGGTTATTTCCCCAAAGGCCAGAGGAATATAGAAATTAAAGGGACTATAGGCCACTATACGTGTCCTCAGGCGATTAAAAATGCCTGCATAATCTTGGCTAGGGATGAGAATGACCCGACATTATATGAACATTATGAATTTGAAAAGGAATCGATGGGCCGGGTCTATTCCTATGACCGGGGAGGAGAAGAATACTTGAGTGGAATTATCGAATGCGATAGATACCTAAAACGGTATGTTAATCGAAAACCAATATTAATAGCTTAGTGAGGATTAGAAATGAGGATCATTGGACCCCGGAAGAGATTTATTCTGATAGAAAGAACTAAAGGAGAGGTTACAGCCGAAGGGCAGGCAATTACCTGGACTGAGACCGATGAGTTTGGAGGAGTAATTGATTCTTTAAGGGGGAGGGAAGGCGTCTCTTACGATAAGACCGGAGTGATAGCCGATTACCGTCTTTATACTGAACACCCGAATATTACCGAAGAGCACCGAGTGAAGCTAAAGGGAACGAGCAGAATCTTTGACGTTAAATATGTCGATCCCAAGCTATTAAAAAATAAGATAATGGTAGTTGATTTATTTGAAAGGAAAGAATGATTTTAAATTAATCTGGAAAGGTAAAGAAGTTAGCGATGCCATAAATCGGGTTTCTAATGACCGACTTAATGATCTAGGGGATCTTTTAGTTAGAGAAATTAGAGAGGTAATATCCCAATTAGGGACTGGAAAAAAATATGTAACTCCAAGGGGCAGAGTTCACATAGCCAGTGCTCCCGGAAAGCCACCGGTTATCTGGCATGGCGGGCTTCACGGCTCAATTTTCTTTATAGTAACCGAAGCAGGAAATATCTTTCTGATGCATGTAGGCACGGGAGGAAAAATAGGTGAATATGGGAAAGGATTGGAATTTGGAACAGAACATGTGGCTGCAAGACCCTGGCTGGGAGTAACATTGGAACAATCGAGAGAAATGATTAAGAAATTTCTCGAGGAAGAGTGGTTTTAGAATGGATGTAATTGCAGCGATAAATAAAGAAATATTCGATTATCTAAGGGCTGACGATACTTTAGAAGGTAATTTAGTGGGAATTATGGGAAACAAGAATATCAGAGTTGGACGAGCCTTAAGGTCAGATGTGTTTCCTTATATAACTTTTGGAATCAGGCCTTTTGTGGATCCACTCATGCCCTTGTTAGGAACGGGGACTCTGGAGACCCATTTGTGGGATAAAAGCAATTTAATGACCCGAGTTAACAATATGAGGAATAGGCTAATTTGGCTAATGGACTTACATGAGTTTCCCATTTCAGGAGAGGAAGCGAAAGGGGTGAGAGTATTTTTCGATAGTAGTGACATGATTGAGGAAGAGGAAGAATTTATTCAACACTTAGTTATTTTATATACAGTGAAATATATTAGGAAATCAAATATAAATGTTTAAAAAAGAAACGAGGTGATAAAAATGGGAATTAAGAGTGGATTAAATGCCGATACTCCGAAAAGAATCTTTGTCGATGCCGGAGCGGTTTATTTGAATTATGGTTTGCCAAGCGAGAGGCTACTTGGTGCCACTCGTGGTGGAAATGAATTCAATCTGAATAGAGAGATTCGAGATATCGAGGTAGATGGTGTTAGAGGTTCGGTAAAGGGATTAAGAAGAAGAACGGTTTGTCGTCCACAGATTACTTGTAACCTTATTGAATTATCCCTTGATAATTTGCTAAAGGCTATTGCGGGTGCAAATTCAGCAGAAACTAAAGCGACGGCAGTAGTAGATGCTGAATACTTAGGGGTAGGTTCAGAAGCAATTGATGAATTTACTGTAGCTCATTATCCAGTAGTCGCAAAATCAGAGAAAGTTTATATTGATGGGGTTTTGAAGGAACGAGGAACAAAAAGTGAATCGCTGTTCGTTGGTAATAATGCCACTAATAACAAGGATTTCACCACCGATATTGGTGATTGGGACGCTCTGACTGGTGGAACATTGACTAGTGAAACTGGTGGACAGGCTGGTAATGGTGGTAAATATGTAGTAGGTGCTTCTCCTTCAGTCAACCTTTTAAAATTGGATGATGCTTTAGGAACTGTCTTAACTAATCTTGAAGTAGGGAAGAAATATAGAATCACAATTTACGCTAAGAAAGGGACTGACTGGGATGGTGGAAAAGTAACCATAAAGTGTGATGGGCAAAGTAAAGAACTACCAGATTTAACTACAGAGTTTGTCATGACGGTTTTTGATTTTACAGCAACCGGAACCGATTCAACTATAACTATTGATTGTGCTTCTGCTCCGACGCAGAACGATGAATTATGGATTGACACTTTGGGATTTGTTCAGTTTTCGGGGGATTATACGATTGTTAATTCAACTGGAGTAATTACCTTTAATCTGGAAGATGTTCCCACAGCACCGAATGCTACAGCGGAAATGCTAACTGTCAGCTATACTTACGAAACCGGAGACCCCGCGACTCACGATACTATTACTGGTGGAGATATTGGTGACGAGGATTACATTGAAAATGTAGCTCTGGTTGGAACTATTTCTGGCAAGGGGGATGATGTAATTTGCATGGTGAAAAACGCTCTTGCAGATACTGGATTTTCATTATCAACAGCACCGAGAGATGAAGCGGTGCCAGTGATAGTGTTTACGGGTCATTATAACCCCGCTGACCCAGATACTGAACCTTGGGATATACGATATCCGCGGGCATAGTCTTAATTTAAAAATTAGCTAAGGAGATTGGTAATGGTTGAAGAAAAAAAAGATAAGAAGACGTTCGAGAAGGAAATAGAACCACTCATCGGAGACACACCTATTGTTACTATCAAGGGCAAAGAATATAAGATGAGGCGTCTGGGAATGGCCGATACCTTTAAGTTGGCTCGGATTATAGCTATTGGTGCGGCAGGGATAGGAAAAGAAATCAGCAACTTAGAGATGACTGCAGAGGCCGCTATTGGGCTATTGATCGTTGGATTTCCCTATGCAGACCAACAAATATTAAATTTATTTGCTGATGTGCTGGGAGTTAAACCGGAAGATATAAGGAACCCCGATATATTTCCGATGGGGTCTGAAGTAGACATAATCAAGGCCTTAGTCGAACACATAGACGTGAAGGCTTTTTTTACCAGATTAACCGGGCTACTGGAGATGCCGATATTGAAGGAGTTTTTGAAAAAAACCTCGACCTCATCCAAGAACGGTATGGTTGGACTGACGAAGAAATAAAATACAATATACCGTATGCTCGGTTTATGCAATTAGTTAGAGTTGCTTCTAGCCAGAAGGTAGAAGAACTCAGAATGAGAATGAGGGAGCAGGCCTATCTGGGATGGTTGATATATCTATTGCAACCGATTGCTATTAGAGAACACAGAATGACTTTTCAAGAATGGTTAAGGGGCCTGGGCCTGACTGAAGGAGAAGAGAAAGTTGAAGACCTAGAATCAATGAAAAAGAAAGCCTTACAGATAGCCGAAAGAATAGTGGAGATGGATAAGAAACTTAGGAGTTGATAGAGAATGGCAATGGAAATCTTCAAATTAATGGGGACTGTAGCGATTTCCAAAGATAAAGCCTTACAGGATATAAAGGCAATACAGACTCAGGCGGAAAGAGCGTCCACAGCAATGGGGCGCTCTTTTGATAAGTTTAGTAAAAAGGTCACGGATAATGCGGCAACCATTAAAAAAACGGGGATGATTGCGACGGTTGCTGGTGGCATAGTTACTTTTGCAGTTAAGAAGATGGGTGATGCTTGGGATACTTATGAATCAGCTTTGGTGGACATGGGTAAAATTACCGATGAATCCATAGAGAGTATAGAAACCCGAATGAAAGCCATACCCCCAATTTTGGGTAGTTTAACCGATTTAACAAGAGGTTATTACCAGATTGTTTCAGCTGGAATTAAGGATCCCGTGGAAGCAGTTAATACTTTAACAGTTTCGTCCCAAACAGCTGCAGCAGCCCACATGAATCAATCGGAAGTTGTTAAGGGTCTTACAAAAGTAATGGCTGGTTATGAGGGAAGAATCAAGGATGTTTCGGAAGCAGCTGATCTTATGTTTGCTATTGAAAAAGAAGGGCAGACAACCGTTGGAGAATTAATACCTGTCATTGGTGGATTGGCTACAATGTCTGCTCAGTTAAAGATTTCTCAAGACGAGATGGGTGCATCAATGGCCGTTATATCAAAGACTGCTGGAAGCACCGCGGAGGCAGCTACCGAGTATGAAGGTGTTCTAACAGGGTTAATGAAACCCACTGAGGCAATGTCTGCAGTAATTAAGAAAATGGGATTTGACACAGCTGAGTTGGCCATTAAAGAATTGGGTTTTGTGGAAGTTTTGAGAAGAATTAGCGTGGAGACTGGAGGTAGCTCAGAAGCATTAGGTGAATTGTTTGGCAGAAAGCAAGCTATTTTAGGTGTATCCAAGCTAACTGCTGAAGGAACGAACTTGTTAGCGGATACTATAGTTTCTGTTGCTGAGAAAGCTGGCATGGCGGATCAAGCTTTCCAAGACTGGACTACGACGGGTGATGCTTTTAATAAGGAGCAGAAGGCTGTAACCGAGAATTTAATAGCACTTTTGGGAAAAGCTATTGATCCTATGATGGACGTTATTCAAAGGAGAATGATTGAAACTGTTAAAAGTATGGGAGAGTGGATTACAAAAAATGAAGAATTAGCTGCTTCCTTAACTATGCTTGGTGGAGGCGTGGGAATGGCCTTAGTTCCTATTGGCATGTTTTTAATGACTCTCCCGGGTTTGGTGGTTGCTTTACCTAAGATTATTGGTTTATTTGGGTTACTTTCTGAGGGATTTGCGGCACTAGCAACGGGTATAGGCATATCGATGCCCGCATTAGCTCTGTTTATTATAGGCATGACAAAATTAGGATTAGAAATTGGTAAAGCATGGAAAGAAGTTAGAGAGGGGCCATCTTGGAAAGAGATAGGAGAGATGGCTAAAGGAGCTGCTGAGTCTCAGACTATAGCACTTGAGAAATTACGAGAAGCTTACAATTTAACTGATGAAGAAATGCAGTATTGGATTGATAATCATAAGTTATCTGCTTCTGTGTTAGAAAGAGTTGCACAAAAAGAGAGAGATTTGGCTAAGATGGAGTATGAATTAGCAAGCGCGAAATCAGAGACTACAGAGGCTACAGAAGGGCAGATTAAATCTTTTGAGGATTTGGATTCGGCTATTTCAAAATCTATTATTACGGGTAAAGAACTTTCTGAGCAACAGGAAGAATATATGGGTTTAAGACAGCGGATGTCTGATGTTGATCGTACAGCTACTCAACAAAAAATAGATGATTTAGACCGAGAATGTATTGCTTTACTTACTAATATGGATACTAATTTAATGACGATGGAGCAGATTGATGAATATCGGCAGGTTATGCTTGATCATATAATTGCAGAATCTTCAGAGCGTCAGGAGCATTTAAGGAATATTCAGGAAGTTGAAGATAAGTTATTTGAATTAGAGCATACAGCTACGGAGGTCAGGATTCGTGATTTAGAGAAGGAACGGGATGCACGCATTGAAGCAGCAAAAGAAGCTATGCTGTCCGCAGATGCACAAGCTGAGGCAATCGAGAGGTTTAAAGAGGCGTTTGATAAAGAAAAGGCTTCAATTTTAGAGCTTGCTATTGCCAGAAGTGAAAAAGAGATAGCAAGTATAAATGAAGCAATTGAGCGGCGTAAAGAAGCGGGAGAGGCAATAGATGATTTAATCAAAAAACGAAATGAAGAGATTGAAAATCTTAATAAATTAAAGGAGTCTTATGGAGGAACAGCTGTGGCTGCAGAAAAACTTGCTGCTGCAGAGGCCAAAAAGAAATTATTTAAGGTGGTTGATGCCGAAGGAAAGACAATTGGGTTTAGATCTCAGCACATTTTAAGCCAAGAAGAATCTGCTGCAGGCGTAACATTAGTATCGATGGAGAAGGGTGGATTAGTTCAGACTTTTGCAAATGCCATTAAGCATCTAGCCGTTGGCGGTGGAATTGGAACTGACACTGTTCCTATAATGGCAACTCCAGGTGAATATTTAATTAAGAAACAAATGGTAGATTTTATTCGTAGAACCGGTATGGTAACTGGGGGTTTAGTAGAAGCGATTCAAAAGGGTTTGCCTACTCCGAGTCCTGCTTTAGCTGGAGGGGGAATGGTTGGAAGTTGGGCTGGTGGACAACCAGGTGGTGCTCCAGACAGAGGAGTTTGGGGCGGTGGTATTACCTTTGGACAGGGATCGATTATTATAAATGCTAAAACCCTTGATGATGCTACTATAAACGAAGCAGGAGACAAGATTATGTGGATTGTGCATAAAAAAGCTAAAGATGCTGGATTAGTTTTTGGGAGGAGTTAAATGATTATCAAGTTGGGCATTTTAGGGTCAGAAGTTGATTTTAATTATGTAAATGTGAATTCTGATACAATTGTGCCAAAATCTGAGCATGGACTTATCTCGGGGGAAATCAAATTTCAGGAAGCACATAATTCGTATAAGGTCTATTCTTTTGAATTTGTTTATTTAACTTATGCGGAAAAGTTGGTCTTAGAAGAAATCTTTGTTTTATCAAATATCTTAAATGTTCAATTAGAAGAAGAATCCTATGGTGTTGATCATAGCATAAAATTCAGAAATCCATTTAGTGCGGTTCGTAGTCGGAGGATACCCTCAGGGTATGAAGCGACAATTGAAGGTGTGGAGGTTTAGTTCATGCAGAATTTACAGGGTTTAGCTACTTCAGATTTCGATGTTAAATCGCATGTAATTGTGGGCAAAGTTGAAATTGACACGACAGGGTGGAATAATTTTCAGGAATTGCTAGACGTTAAATCTTGCAATATCAGTAGCAATTTAATCGATGAAGTAATGCTGTTTTCAGCTTCCAGTTTCACTGTAATCTGTTTGAACACAAATGATAGATACTCGTGGCTCGATACAGGGGCCACGCATTATAACTGGTTACGTCAGGGAAGAAAGATCAGGTTACATATCGGAATCAGGATCAGCGATACAAATTATCATTGGAAATGGATCACTGGCAGGATCGATGAACCTAAATTTACTCAGGGGGCGGGCGAGGAGATTTGTACTATAACTGGCAGATGCCTCATGAGAATGCTCATCGAAAATAGAATGAAGCAAGTCTATTGGGGGACTCAGAGATTTTTTAATACTTATGATAGTAAGGATGAATATCCAATGCCGGCGGGGCCGACAGGTTGTACGGGAGTTCACCGTGCTTTTCTCGATGCGAAATCCCCTTATAATGGCACTCACTTAAAGGAAATCACTTTCAATTCGGGCTGGACTTACGATTGGACAACTAATATATTTTTGCTGTTAAGAAATATTATTCCTTATTATAACGGAACTAATAATTTGGTGGTTTATTATTTTAAATCTCAAGTCCCGGAGGAAGTAGTTGCCGATATTTTGGTTGAAGCTGGATTTTTGGGTGAATATGAACGAGCAGGTTGGCTTGCAAATAGCGATTATGTAACTCCTACGGGTAAGATTATCGATAGGGTTTGGTTCAACAAAGGAACTACCTGTTTGGAAGCCCTGAGATTGGTAGCGGAAGCGGTCCGGTACCGATTCTATCCTGATCATGATGGCAATCCTATTTTTAAACCGCCTCCAGTTGTCGGTGCTGCAGTGAAATTAATTACAGTGGATAACATTACTGTTAATAACCGTAGGGAGTTGATCGGTGAGGTTAAGAATCACATTATTGTTAAAGGTGAGGAGAGGAAGAAGTTAGTCAAAATACCGACTGTAACCACCCACGCAGCGAATGTCGATTCCGATCTTGAGATTGCTGTTATGTATGGGGTCACTGATTCGGTTGGTAAAGGTGGCGTTAATAGAAGAGGCTTCCAGTGGGGAGTCGCTTTACTTGCTACCGGAGACTGGTATGAGAATGGTTCTTTTGAGATTGGCCAGTTTGAGCATCAATTGACTGAGTCGGAATTGAGGGATTTTGTTCTTGAAGACGGAAATATAACAATTTACGATATTAGTGTTGCTACAGATAAGATTAATGTTTCCTTTAGCATTTCTACCGGCTCAAAAATACATTTTAGCTCAACTGATACCTTGCCCGATCCTTTGGTTTCGGGGACTGCATATTATGCCATTAAAACAGATCCATCACGTATACAGGTGGCAGCAACAAAAGATGATGCTTTAGCGGGAATTCAGATGGATTTAATTGATCGGGGAATTGGAGTTCATACCGTGACACTGAGCGTAGGTCATTGGTTTCGAGCATTTGTGAGGAATTCGCAGGGAATGTTTTTTGGTAAATGGATTTGGATTGAAGTAACGTTTTAAAACGGGTATAGATTTTGAGCTTAATTATTTAGAAAGGAGAATTAAGGTAATTGGCTGTAATAGATTTTTATGAAATAGGTGCAAACCAAATATTCAACAACAAGTTTACTGGCTATGCTTATTTACATTTTGATGTAGAAACCTATTTTTACCGTTATATAGAATGGAAAAAAGGAGCAGATGGAGATATTAAAAAAGGAACTGAATATTATACTCATTTTACGACCGGCTTGACTTGTTTAGAGGCAACAGGATTATTAAAAACCACTTTATATTATTGGAGACTTTGTATAAGAGTTGGTGAAGATACATATTATACAGATTGGAATTCAGTTACTACTAATACATACAAGACATATGCCTTTCTTCCAACAGGCTCTTATGATTTGCAAACTCTAAAGGCTGCAAATGATGATTACTCTATAGCTCATAATGCCGCCACTGGAGGTTTGGTTAAAACTAATCAGATAGGTCAGCAAAAATGGGGGTCTAATTATAGGATATTCAGGTCTCCTGGTATATGGTACACGACTGGAATAATTCCTGAAGGAATTTTGAGCGCAGCATTTTGTGGGACTCATCTTGGAGCTCTAATAGCAGATTTTAAAATAGTTGTACAGAGTGGGCAACCTGATTTCCCTCATGTTCCTGTAGTGGGTGGGGATTATGATAAAACCCATTATGGCGATATAGGTGGTGAAAGTGAAACTTTAGTCACAGGCAAGGGAGGCTATTCATTTAATTTGCCTCTTGGGGGTGATTTTCTTAATTGGATACAAAATGGCCTGACTAAATTAATGTTACGGAGCAGTAAAGAGTTGGCAGCTTCTCCTCCCACAGGAGATGACGAAAATATTATGGCGTGGCCTGTCTATCTAATGGTAGAATGTTTACCCCCTTCTGTTTCTATAATATCTTTTGAAATCTCTATTGAATATACAAATAGGTATAAAATTACCGGGAATGTTACAGCTCATGGTGGCAAGGCACTAATAGGGACTGGTTATGCTTATAATATGTCAGATCCAGATAAACCTTCGAATCCGTCTTATATAGCCAATACCGAACTTGGGATATTTGAAAGAGACAATATTTATTTACAATACCGGGGATGGAAATATTATGTATGGGCTTGTGCATATAATGAGCAATATGGTTATAGTAGTAATTCTATAGAATTTTGGACTCCTGTAAGTGTTTACACTTATTCTCCATTAAACGTAACATACAATTCTGCTTATCTTAGAGGCAAATTAACTAACTACCAAGCCACTATATTAAGTATGGGCTTTGAATATTATGAAGATGGCCATCCCGAAGAAGTTCAAACTGTATATTATACTCCAATAAAAAGTAGCGGTGACTTCTGGAAAACTTATGCAGTATTTAAGGGTTCAACTACATACCATTATAGAGCATTTGCTGAAGATAGTTGGGGAAGGCAATATGGCTCTGAGGTAGAGTTTACTACTCTGCCACCTCCACCTCCAACTGTAACCAATATCGGAGCGGAAAATAACCGTGTATTTGCAAGAACAATATTAACTGGCGAAATTTCAGATATCTTTGGGACCATAGTTGAGCGAGGCTTTGAATATAAAATACAAGAAGCAGAACCTGCTGCTGAGGATACAGGGACAGAGGTGAAGGAGACTAAAGCCGACGGATTCGTTGATGGTGAATATTCTTTGAAAAACAGGGAATTGTATAATCAGCAATATATTGCCGATAATATCATTTGGTGGTTTAGGGCATATTGTAAAGATGATGCTGAAGAACCAGAGAAATTTGTTGCATCCGGCTGGATGAAGAATCTTCCTACGGTTACGACAGAGGATATGACAAGTATCAATTACAATAAGGCAGATGGGAATGGAACTGTTGTCAGTAAAGGAGCATCAGATCTAACAGAACGAGGTTTTGAAGTTAAGCATGAATATTCAGGGAATCTTCGAGATTCTTGGAAATTTGAGATTGCCGGCTTTGAAGGTGAATTGGAGAGTGAATCGGTAGAAAATGAGGTGGGCATTATAACTAGTTTTTATTGGGCGGGGGATTTAATAAAAACAGTTTTAGAAACATTTGATTTAGAGGTGGGAGCTTATTTAATAACGATAGGTGAAATGGAATTTGGTTGGCCTGTAGCAGATAATTGTCTTATTGAAGGGAAGGCGTATAAATGTAGAGCTTTTGCTTCAAACGAATTTGGGAGGGTCTATGGAGAGGAAGTGGATTTTTCAACCCCATCGAGAACTTATCTCACAAATGAACCAAATGGTAATGGAGGTGGAGGTGCTCCGCCTACAGTGGGAGAGACAACTGTTATTAAACACGAGGGTATTATAAATTTACCTGAAGGGATCTATGCAACGAGGAGAGGATTTAGATATGGGACTACCGAAGCGGCTGATGAATTTGATGTTCATGAAAATGGAAATTTTACAAATGGATCATATAACATGATGCTTCCAGATTTGTTGCCCGATACCACCTATTATGTTTATGCTTATATTGTGGTGGGAGGGATTATTTATGAAGGAGATGTGGAAATAATTACAACTGATCCTGAGGGGACAGAGGATGAGGATGAGTATCCTACCCCACATTTTAGCCCTCATGGTCAGGATTATCGGGAGATATCAACAAAAGTTTTTGCGGAGGTTTTAGCCAGCCAGGGGGTAATAGATTTTAGCGGGGGAAAGAAAACATTACCGATTACTAACCATTTGATCCAAGCGAATCCTAATGCTAAGGTAATTGCGAATAATTATTTAGATAGGTTTAAACTTGCGAAGACGCGGATGAACGTTACGTTTCCTACCCCGCTACCTTTTGAGCGGGAGGACACGGTCGATTTTAGTTATGGTGCTCTTCTATTCAAGGAAGATGATGAGGGAGTTGTGCATTTTAAAGAAGATGGTGAAGGAGCATCAGTTCTTATGGACCAGATATCAATGATAATTAAAAAGATTAATAGTGTTGGTCTAACCAAAACGCCAGAGACTATTGATTATACAGCGGTTTTGGATTTGGAACGCGGATAGGAGTTGATGTTTATGACGATTCATAAATTTTATCAAACCGATGTGAATGGCAAGGTGACGACTGCTCATCATGTTGATGAGAAAAATATTATTAATGAATTAAGAAAGATTCTGAATAATATTGCTGACACTTTTGGGCAGACAAAATTTGGAGACGGTCATTACCCTAAGGACGATACAGATGGTTTGGAATTTGATGTTAATCGGGTCACTGCGAAAACTGGGACTGGAACTCTTACTATCGCTGAGTGTGGAATAATAAAACTTTTCGCAGCAGCTCCTTATACTTTGCACTTACCTACAGCAGTAGGAAATGGCGGACGATATTATGTGTTTTATAAATCTGACGATAATTCGAATTTGATAACTTTGGGTGCTAATGGAGCGGAGACTATTGATGGACAATCAACTCTTACGGGATTAAATTATCAATACGCTTGCTTTATTTTGAGATCTAATAATGTTGAATGGATTATTGTGGGAAGAACCTTAAAAAATGTAACAGATGATGCTCAATTGAAAAGAGAAGCGGGCGATATAAATACTTTTAGTGAAAAAGCCTCACCCGTCGATGATGATATTATTTTGATTGAGGACAGTGTTGCGAGTTATGCCAAGAAGAAGACAAGACTTTCAAGTTTATTAGCGGCACCAAGTGCAAAAACAGAAATGGGCAAGGTTCTAGCGTTTAATTATGATGATAATGGGGATGTAATGCCGGCGGAGGACCCTGGACCAATGGACGTTTATCATGAAAGAGACACGAACAATGATTTAATGCCCATTGCCGATCTTAAGGTTCCTAATACTATTAATTTTTTCTTTGAAATAGATGAAAATGGGGATATTACCCCAAGAGAAGTATAAGAAAGGAAGGTGATTTAAAATGACTACTCCGAATCAAGTGCCAAGAGCGAATGAAGAAGGAGAAGTTGGAACTTCTGCAAAGAACTGGCTAAAGGGCTGGTTTAAGCGGCTATTTGTTGGTTCTGATGGAATAGTGGACGTGAATGAAAAGGCATTAATCAAGACTGAGGCGACTGCCGATGCAGTGAATTATATAACTGTGAAGAATGCAGCGGCCGATAGTGGTCCACAGGCAAAAGCAGAAGGCACGGACACTAATATAGATTTTATTATTAAGACAAAGGGTGTAGGTAAGTATCAAATACTTGACGGTAATGATAATGAGATCATAGAATTTCACACAATTGTGGATGCGGTTAATTTCTTGAAAAATGTAGCTTCAGCCACCGGGGTTGCTTTGACAATAGAGGCTGTCGGAACGGACGACAATATTGATATAGTTATAACTCCGAAGGGAACGGGAAAATTAAAGACCGGAGCCGGGATTGAGATGACTGACGCAGGTAAAGAATTACTTGCTAAAGAGAATACCGTAAGTTTTACTGAGCAAGTACTGACTTCTGGTACAAATATTGCTTGGGATTTGAAGAATGGCAATAAGGCCATTCTTACAGCCGGGCACAATTTCACAATTACTATTACAAAACCATCTGGAGCTATCAATGCTGTATTAATAGTTACGCAAGATGGCACCGGTAGTCGCGTGCTGGATGAGATTGTTACTCAGTCGGATGCGACAATAGCCACAGGTAATGTTCATGCAGATACAGATATTATAGATGTGACAATTGATATTCCTACCGGCGCAAGAATTCGATTTAAAACAACAACTACTTTGCCAGATCCTTTAGGGGTAGATACTATTTATTATGCAATCCGTGTTAGTGCGACCGAGATTAAGGTAGCGAGTTCGAAGGCTAATGCTCACGCCGGGACACAGATAGATTTAACAGATCAGGGAACAGGGACTCATACAGTTCAGCAATTAGTCAAGTGGCCAGGAGGAACTTTAGGAATTCTTCAGACTGCTGCCGGCGGAGAAGATATAGTTAGATTAGCTTATAAGCCCAATGATGAACAGTGGTATGCCCAAATCCTGTCGAATTTCTATTAAGAAGGAAGTGATTAAAAATGGAGTTTAATAAAAAATGGTTGTGGCTAATAATTCCTATACTGATTATTTCTTTAGTTTGTTTAAATGCTTCTTCAGTATCGACGGTATTATTGGCTATACAAGGTGCGATAACCGATGGGAATTTAGTTAAGTTTAATGGTATAAACGGAGTCGGAGAGGATACAGGTCTTGCAGCCACAAATGTAGTGAAGTGTAAATTTGATGCGACGTCTGCTCCTACTGTTAATAATGATGTTGATGAGGGCTATACAGCTGGCAGTAGGTGGTTAGATATTACAAATGACAAATCTTATGTTTGTCTTGATAATACTAATGGGGCTGCAGTTTGGACAGAAACCACTCAATCAGGTGGAAGTGAGACTTTTACGGAGCTCTCTGATACTCCGGCTGATTATACTGGACAGGCGGGTAAATATACTAAAGTTAATACTGGAGAGACTGCTTTAGAATTTGGAACTCCTGCTGGTGCCGGGGATATGACAAAAGCAGTTTATGATACCGATACCGATGAGATAGTGGATAAAGCCGAGACCGTTGACGACGGGATAGGTAATAGTTCTACGGCAGTAGACGTTAAAGATGCAGTTACCAAAAAACATACTTCAGGAAGTGAAACTCAAGGAGGAGATATATCTGGAACGGTAGGGAATGCTTCTGTTGATAAGATTAAAAGGGGATTGGATGCCAGTAAATCGGCTACTCCTGCCGTAGGAGATATATATTTAGCTACTGATACAGATAAATTTTATAAATGTATTACTGCTGAGTCTTGGACATTACTTAAAAACTTAGATTTGTCTGGTAATAATGCTGCGGATTTAGCAGATATAACTTCTCCTGGAGCGAATATCGAGGATGCGGTAACTAAGAAGCATAGCCAAAACACAGATACTGCTTTAGGGATACAAACCCAGGACCTTAATATGGGAACCCATAAAATAATTAATGTAGTTGACCCGGTAGACGCACAAGATGCAGCTACCAAGGCCTATGCTGATACAAAGGTGGCCACAGAAGTAGACCCAACAGTTGATTCTGATGCAAAGATTAAAGCAATATTAGTTGATGAAGTAACTAAGACTGGCGATTTTACTGCTGGGAGAATTGCAAAGATAAATAATGCCACCGGGATTATGGAACAGGGGACTAATACCGATACAGATGTGGCTAATGCGGTAACAAAGAAGCATGCTCAAAATACTGATACTACTTTAATTTTAACTAATGCTTTAGGCTCAGACCATACTTATAGTGGATTAACTGATAGCCAACCAGTCGGTGAATCGGTAGTTTTTGGAGATTTACTTTATTTCAACTGGACTGACAAAGAATGGAAAAAGACTGATGCAGATGCAGCAGACACTGTGCCAGGATTAAGAGTTGCTTTAGAAACTAAATCAGATGGGCAGACCTGTCTAATGCTTGTTATGGGATATATAAGAGATGATAGCGCTTTCGAGTTTGCTGGGTCCATGGTTTATGTTGGCCTCACTGCTGGGGCTATGACTTCTACTGCACCGACCGAAACAGGTGACCAGGTTCAAAGAGTAGGAGTAGCGAAATCAGCAGATATCTTATTTTTTAATCCTTCTTGTGATGTAGGAGAAATTTAAGCATGAAAAAATTATTGTTAATTATTTTATTTGTTTTAGTCTTTGTAACTTCTGTATTTGCTCAAACAGGATTCTGGAAATATCCCTCGAATTATAATGATCCTGATAATCAATGGTTAAATGAGGAGTTAATAGGTGATGGATATCTTAATACTGCCGGGACTACCATGGTTACTGAAGCCAAGGTTTGGAGTAGTTTCATTGAATTAATCAGGAACGTTCCCAATTGTGGCGCAGTAAGATTTTATGCACACTGGGAAGGATTAGCTGGCATTAATCTGATAGATATAGATTTGTATTACAATGATATGTGGAATGATTTATACGAGGGAGTTTTTGGTGATCAAATTTGGGAAGAGAAAAGCATAGGAACCGTTGAGTTCGTCACTAAGGCAAGAGTTCGATTTTATGCAAAAAAAACAGACACGGCATATTTGTATTCATTTCAGTTTTATGACCCAGTTTATTATGTGACTTTAGGTGCTTCTCGTATTGCAAATGCTTCTAGAATAGACCGATCAGGGGTTGATGATGGAGATGTGGTACAGGGTACTCCATGGGATATAAGTACTTTTACAGTAGGAGCAGAAAGTTTGGGGATATCTGAAGATGATACTCCAGTACAGGTATTTTTTAAACCAGATGGACTTAAAATGTATGTACTAGGCTACGCAAATAAAACGGTCTACCAGTATTCTCTCTCTACAGCATGGAAACCATCTACAGCTACATATGACAATAAGAGTTTTACTATATCTGAAGATCCTTATCCATTTGGCTTATTTTTTAAACCAGATGGTACTGAAATGTACGTAACAGGTCAATCTAATGATTCAGTTTTTCAGTATACCCTTTCTACAGCATGGGACGTTTCAACCGCCTCTTATAATGATAAGAGTTTTAGTGTAACAAATCAGGTTACTAGCCCATCGGGGGTATTTTTCAAGCCAGACGGTCTAAAGATGTATGTAACAAATGCGTTCTCTTCTGCAGCTGGAGTTTATCAGTACTCTCTTACTACAGCATGGGATGTAACATCTGCATCTTATGAAACAAAGAAGTTAGATACAATATCCGAGAGTACTTCTCCTTATGCTGCAATTTTTAAACCAGATGGATTTAAATTATATGTAATGGGGTACGGCAATGATACTATTTTTCAATATACTCTTTCTACAGCATGGGACGTTTCAACTGCTACATACGATAGTAAAAGCTATGTTGTTACTTCTCAGGAAACAAAACCATATGGTTTGTATGTAAAATCTGATGGACTTGAAATATTCATAGTGGGTCCAGATTTTGATAAGGTTCGTCAATATGTAATGAAAACAGCTTGGACTAAGACAAAAGATTTTATTTTAGCTACTAGAATTTATGGCTCAAAAGGGCCTTATGCCAGGGCTTATAAATTACGATGGAGAATTTCTGGCGGGACATTTGCTGATGTAGGAAGCACAGGAGCGATAACTTATTCTGCCATTACTGACCTTACAGATGGTGGAGATTTAATTATAGGGGAAAAATTATGCGATGTTCAATCTGCCTATACCTGGCAAAATGGATTGGAAAGTGAAGGAGATAATATTCTTCCTGATAGTGGAACATATTCCTTAGCTGATGAATATTATACTGAATTTCAATGGGCTTTGAGTTGCGATGATGCGATTGATGAGTCCACTTATGAATTTGAATTGTGGGATATAACCGAACCTTTATCTATTGGAACTTGTCTTGCATCGCTTACAATAGCAATTACTACTGTAGGATGGACACATACATGGAGTAATCATGCAATTTCTAAATGGAATACTAAGGAATTTACTAAATGGAATGATTTAGAGTAAGGAGTTGATGAAATGATTTGGATAATTTTAATAATTATAGGAGTCTTAGTTTTAATCTTAATGAGATGCAAATATAATTTAGATCCACATTTTCATATGTGGCAATTAGTTGACGAGACCACCGAGAGATGGAGAAACTATTGTGATTATATGAAGAAGATAACTACTGATACTTTAATGGCCTTAGAATTGCAGAAGAAAGTTCTGATAGATGGGAAATGGAAAAGATTTTATCATTGGGTATCTGATTGGGATTTATTTCATAAGCTGGATTACTGGGATTTACCGGATGAAGTATGGAAAAGAGGAACGTGCGATTGTGATGGATTTGCTCGGTTAGTTTGTGATGTATTAGGTAGATTTGTAATGGTTGTTTTAAAGCTAATTACAGAAGTTCATTGGTTAGAGTATTATGGATTTTATAGAAAGTATTCTTATAATCAAGCGACTGGTGAATTTAGTTATAAGGTTGTGGCGGGAGGTCATGCTATTTGCGTGTATAGAAAAGAAGGAGTATTGTTAGCATTTTCCAATACATCTTGGTGGCATGATCTGAATTTTAAAAATTATATTGAGATTGGTGAACAGACTTTCCCCGAAGGTTTATATTGGGTCATTTCAAGAAATTGGCGCTCCGGAAAAATGGAGTGGCAGATGAGGTCAGAAAAAGGAGAAATATTAGAAGGAACAAATATTTTTCACAGGAAATTAAGACTTATTAGAAATCTTAAACAGTTAAAACGAGGAGAATCAAGAGTTGTTGACAGGTCATTTAAGAGTTTGAAAGGAATGGAGTGAAATATGCCGACTGGAATTTATATAAGAACTAAAGAGATGAGAAAAAATAATAGTAAGGCTCAAAAAGGAAAACTTCTTTCCGAAGAGACTAAAAGAAAAATGAGCATAGCGCATACAGGGAAACATCTTTCTAAAGAGACAAAACAAAGAATAAGCAAATCACGCTTAGGAATTTCTCCTTGGAATAAAGGGAAATTATCTGTTTACTCTATCGATACAAAACTCAAGATGAGCGAAGCAGCAAAAGGCAATAAAAGAAGTCAAGGACATCATCATACTGAAGCAAGTAAAGAAAAAATGAGCGAAGCTCAAAAGAAAATAAAAAAACAAATGTTTGCAAAGATGAAGAAAACGGAGAGAAGGAAATATTGCGAAGCCTGGATTTTAGCGGGGCAAGTAGCTTCTCAAACTTTAGAAGTAAAGCAAAAAAGAAATAAAACTATCCGAGAAAATTTTGCCAAAATGACTAAAAAGAAAAAAAGAGAACATTTGGAACCTTGGATTAAAGCAGGGCATAAAGCGTCTCACAAAGCGAATCCGTCTGCAATTGAAAAATTAATTTGGGGAGAATTAGATAAAATGAAAATTGACTATCAATCCAAGTTTCATTTAATAGCTATGAATTCATTGTGGATATTTATATTCCTGCCCAAAAGCTGATTATCGAATGTAACGGAGACTATTGGCATAATTTGCCTTGCAGGAAGAGCAGGGATAAGAAATTAGCAAAGTTTGTCACTAAAAACGGTTATAAAATAGCTTGGTTATGGGAACATGATATTAGAAAGAACCCAAAGCGGGCCTTGCAAAATGGACTAAAACTTGAGGAAAAAAGAGAGCTAGAGGAGATGAAGAAACATGCCTAAAAAAGGTCAAACTTATGGCGTAATTATAACAAGATTAGACTCAATTGATAAAACTTTAAAAGAGATTAAGGAGAATAGTAAAAATACAAAAGAGAAAGTCGATGATCATACTTCGAGAATAGTGAGATTAGAATCCCATAGAGAAAATGAGGAAAGGAGAATTGGAAATCATTTCTTAATCTGGGCAGCTATTATTGCCGGGATTGCCGGGACAGTAGCTTCTCTGATTATGAAATTTATGTAAGATGATTAATAAATGGATTGTGGAAAACCGGATAATAAGAAGAGCTTTAGTTTTTATATTGACTTATCTTTTTATTAGAGTTACGTTAAACTTTTTCGCTGACTTATCAAGTGTAACCACTCAAGGAGTGGCAGCATATGGAATTTTAATGGGATTGGAACGGGAGATTCTAAGGTTCTTTCTGAAGGGAACTCAGGAGGAAGCAAATAATGATTGATGATCTATGGCTTAAAATTTTTATTCTTGTTTATTGGTGCATTATTGGTCTGGCAATTAGTATAGATGCAGCATATTATATAAAACATTTTAGGAGAGATAAAGATGTCAGAAAAAATAAGTTCTAACTTAAAAAATGAAGAGGATGAAGGTGCAATTATTTTAGTCTTGACTCCAGAAGAATATGAGATGTTTCGAGTTTCTTGTGTTGATCTTTTGGATTATTACGAAACTGGTAGAGGCAGAGCAAAAAAGATTAAAAAGGTATTAGAGAAATTAGAAGAGGCCAAAAAATGAATCTTAAACAGTACCTCTGGTGTGTTAGGATTTTACGTCAAGCTTACATATCAAAACTAACTACAAGACTACCAGCTTCGGCAGTTGCTGCTCAAGCAGTTATAGAAACTTGGTATGGTCAGTCTGAGCCTTATGATAAAGAAACTGGAAAAAGATCCTATAATTTATTTGCGATAAAAGCATATCCCGAAAAAGGTTGGGTTGGAACTAACGGATATGTAACCTGCTATACTCATGAGGAAATTAATGGAGAGATGGAATTAAAACTATTACATTTTAGAGCATATTACTCTTATAAGGAGAGCTTCAACGATCATGCAAGAATATTATCAATTTCAAAAGATGATAATGGAGAACAGAGATATCGGAAAGCTTTTGAATATTTAGACGATGCAGAGCAATTTATTACTGAAGTATGCAAAGCTGGATATGCGAGTGATTCTAAATACCTTGAGAATATTATTCCGATTATCCGAACTTTGAACAAGATACCTGTTTGGATCCTGAAATTATAGGAGAAATAATCATGAAATTAAGAAGGATTGAGTGGACTGGATTCGAGTTCAAAATATGGGCATTTAGAGATGATAATATATTTGATGGTTATTTTGAAGTGCATGGTGATTTCTTCTTGATATATATTTTGGGTTTGTATATTGAAATTGATTTAGGGTAAGGAAGGGAGTGAAGAATTATGGAAGAGATGTTTTTATATGCTATATTTGCTTTAGTTTGGTTTTTCGGAACTAGAATTTTGATTAGTTTAGCAATAACTGTTCCGGTTATCTACTTGGCGATCTGGTATTTAAACAGAACAGGGCGTCATATAATAGTAAAGGCAAGATGGATTATTCTCTCTGGGGTTTTGATCGGGATTGTTTTTGGATGGATTTCCTGGGAATATTTATAAAAGGGATATAAATTTTTGAATATGACAGCTAGAAGAAGACAGTATTGATCAGAGCATTTAAAGAAGATATATGCCCTTTTTGCCATCAATATACAACCGTATCAAGGCACCATATATTTGGCAGAACAAAGGCCATGAGAAAGTTTTCTGAAAGGTATAATGCTATTATCTGGCCCTGCTGGGGATGTCATGTAACCGATAGTAATTCTATACACAGAAATGCAAAATTGCGGAATCAGTTAAAGGCTAAACATCAAAAAAGAATTATGCAGGAGCAGAGTTGGGATTTGAAAAGATGGATTGAAGAAGTAGGAGAGAATTATCTAATCAACTCATCCGGCAAGCCGAGAATTTTAGAGAGAGGTGAATTTTTATGGGAATAATACAATGGCTTATAGGCGGTGCATTAGGGATTATATATTTTTTGTGGTGGATTAGCCTATTAGAATACTTCGTTTAAGAAGTGAGAGGAGGAATCTGTTATGGTAGAATTAGCTTGGTATTGGTGGGCGGCAATAGTCGCTGTAATAGCTGGATTGTTTTGGTATTTTACTAAACCAGAATAGAATTAAAAAAAGAAAGGAGGTTTAAATAATGGTTAAAACAACAGAAGTCGGAATAGAAGTCTTTCCGGGATTTACAATCCCTTGGGACTGGCTTGATGGTATTATTTGTGGCTTGATTGAAAAGGGTGATGCTGAGGTTCTTACCGATCCGGCAGTTGCCACTCTTGATACCAATTTGCAAAAAGTAGTCGATAATACTTCTTTCAAATTTGACAATGTGGGAAAGACAAAATTGGAGAAGGCGTTTACTATGTCAATGGTTAAGAAGTTTATGCCGGAACTTCTACCAAACCCTTAAAGAAGGGCATGTTTAGTTACAGCGTGCCCAAAAAGAAGAAGAGAGACTTCGGACATATGTTCTAAAGATTCTTTACTAATTCTCCGAAAGCTACCGGGATATTTAAATCCCAGTAGCTTTTTTTTATTTATTCTGCTAAAAAATCAAGAATCCTCCGGATATTCCAGCTTAAATAAAGGTGATTTTTGGGATCATTTTTGCCGAAAATCAATGTAATGCTTTGTTTATAAGAGTTTCAGCGATTTTTGAAAGCGCACCAGGATGGCCCCTGTGCGATTATTTGGAAAGGGTTGGTATCATTGGCTATGGTGGGGCAAAAGAGGGGGCTTAAAAGCGAAATTTGAAGGCCTAAATTTTCCCAGACGGCTTAAATAAGAGAAAACTAACGACATTGCAAAAATATTCGGAAAATATTGAAAAATATGGCTTTTTTTTCATAAAAGACTTGACAAATGACTATGCAAACGCTTATAATGTAATTAGAGAGATAGAGAAATAAGAGAGGGAACGGAAATGACAAATACGGAAAGAAGGATAGAAGAGCTAAAAAGGGAGTTAGAAAAACTAAGAAGGGAGCTTAGGGACAGCGGAGTGAATAGAAGCACATTACATAATGTCAAATTTAACGCCCAAGAGCAAGCGAGAAGGTATGAAATGGCTCTTGAGTTATCAAATAAAGAAGATGAGCTCGAGGAATTAGAAAATCTAAATTTGAGGGAGGTTAATTAAATGAATTCTGAATTAAGAAAGGCTCAACGATTAATTATGAAAGAAGAGGTTAATGTTGCGGAGGACTTACAATCCTACAAGAATAAGAGAACCGGAAAACTTACCAGGGAAGGAATATCAGTCGCTGGATTTAGAAATCATACAGTCAATAAGATGAAGGAAGTATTAGATGTATTTTTAGAGGATAAGGAATTTGAAGAAATTACTATCCCAGATGGCCTATTCTCTTCCCTTAATGAGGTACTCGAAGAATATCTTAACAAGAATTTAATGGGAAAAGATTTAAAAAAAGTCGTGATTATACCGGGTAAAGATTTTAATAGCTACAAGATGAAATTTTATTATCTAGATAATCCAAGGAGGAAGATTAATGCAAGTTGAAATAAGATCCCTAAACAAATCAATAGATAAGAAAGACTTAGAAGATTTTACCAGAAGACTATATCTGTATAGACAGAAGGACCGGAAATCAAAAAACGGAAATGGAGGAATCTCAGAGATGACTAAGATAACCAAAAAAGATTTTGAAGCCTACGCCAGGATCCAGAGAAGTGGGGCTATCGACATGTCAGACATAACCCTGGTATCAAAGCTCTCAGGATTGAGCAAAGATAAGGTACGCAACATCGCGAATAGATACCGGGAAGTGAGCAGACGGTTTAAGTTTATAAGAGACTAAAATCGAAACCCGGGTAGCGCCGGGTCTGCGGAGGTTAGCCGATCCGTACTGATGAGAATGGCTAATAAAGGAGAATTTTTAATGGAAGGATTAGACATCAAAGATGTTATCAGCTCGAAATGTATAAAAAAATATAAAACCGGATACTGGAAAGCACAATTTAACCTTTTAAAAAGTGATCGATATATGGTAGAGGTATATTGGTTTCCTTACTATCTGGAAGGTGAAAATAATAAAAGTTGGTTTGGAATATATAATAATAAATCTGATGCAGAAAAAATATATCAGGACATCAATATAAAAAGATTAAGGAGAATTCTTAAATGAAAAATAAGAAAGTATTTAACCGCAGAATCAACAAGAAACTTTGCAACTTATTAAACAATTTAGCAGAAGAGCATTTTAAACAGGAATGTAAACATCCAAAAAAATATCTTCAAGAATTACCAGATCAGGACAATGTCCGTCTTGAAAATCGTGAGGCTAAATGTCTAAAATGTGGAGCAATATTAATAGGTTATTTAGGAAGGGATAAATAATTAAGGAGGATTTAAAATGTATTCAATAACTGCCAAAGTAAAGAACGTCAAAACTATTGAAGGGAATTACAAAAACATCAAGATAGCTGAAAGGCATCTCAGGAGACTTAAAAAGAAGTATACCGGTACGACTTTTAAGATTGATAGAGTTAATAAAAAGACAAAAAAGAAAGCAGAAAAGCGGGGTTAATGCCTTGCTGGTGAAATCAAATAAAGGAGGATTTAAAAATGAAAAATGAGGTTTTAGAAAACAAGGATAGAAGAATAGCCAGGAAAATAAAAAAATTATTAGACGATGCAAGGCAAACACTTAAAGAAAATAAGGATTGTAAAGAGGTAGACGTAGCGAACGCAAAATATAACTATTATTTAGAAGGATTAAAAGACGCTTATGGATTAGAGAAGACCAGAAAATTGGTAGACTTATCTTTTACCTTAGACGAAGGAAAGACTCCGAGTTTCAAATTTGAAGGGGGGTATACAAAATGAAGAGGAAAGTTACAAAGGTAAAATTGTCTCGATCATTACAAGATAAGATAGCGGACCTGCTCGATAAGGAAAAACTTACCGGTGCAAACCTAGATGAAGTCAGGATAAGGATGCGGTATGGGGAAGAAGGAGAAATAAAACTTTATTTTATAACTGAACTTGAAGATAAAGATTTAGAAATCGAAACTCCGGACTAACCGGAGTCGCTGGGATTGGTTACCCGGCTATGAAGAGATTGACCAAGAAAGGAAAAGGAGGAAAAGGATAATGAGATATGCTGTAGCTCAAAGAAGGGGAAGGGTACTTAATATAAAGATATTAGATCCGAGAATGAAAATCATAGTAGAAACAAAGGGATACGAATGTATTTCGATGTCTAGCAAACCGCCCTATGGTCCGCATATAAGACACCATGGAGCAAGGATATGGGGTATGTATAATGCCGACCTTAAAAATGTAAAAGTAATAGACAAAGACATCGATGGGAAATTAGAAAAGATAGAGACTGCTATCGAGAACCTGAAAAAAGAGCACAGACTATTACTAGCAACGAGTTGGAGAAAATTCAAACCGGCAACTCTAAGAGATTTCAATCCCAAATCGATAATAAAGGCCAAGACAAAGAAAGAAGCAGAAAAGGAAATGCCCGATAAAACCGAATGCCAGAAATTAGCAAAAAGAGGAAAGAGAACAGGAGCTATGTTAAATAGTCTTTGTAATAAAGTATTTAGGAGATGATCTAAAGTGAATAAAGTTTATAAGATCATAACCCAAAAGATTATCGATAAGCTAAACCAAGGGATAATTCCCTGGGAGAAGCCCTGGATAGGCCTACGAAACTACATAACCAAACGAGGATACCACGGCATAAATCTTTTACTGCTCAGCATGGAGGAACACCAATCAAGTGAATTTGTGACCTTCAGGCAGGTCAGGAATCTTAGAGAGAGTGTAAAGAAGGGGAGCCGGGCCGACATGGTGATATTTTTTAGGCGGTATGAAGTAGAGGCCCGGGATAAAGACGGGAATCTTGTGATCAACGAAGAGACCGGAGAACCGAAGAAAGAGTTAAGGTTTGCTCTAAGATACTACAATATATTCAATCTGGATCAAACTACTATCCCGTTACCGGACTATGGCAATGGTAAACAGTCAAAAGAATGCGAGGACATTCTTCTTAATATGCCCAACCCACCGGCCATTAAGGAAGGTGGAAACAGGGCTGCTTATAATCCTAAATTAGATATATTAAAAATCCCTTCAAAGAAAGAGTTTAAAGATATGGAGAAATATTATTCTTCTAAATTTCACGAGCTGATCCACTCGACCGGACACGAGACAAGACTCAATAGAAAAGATTCTAAGGGAAATGGTTTTAGTAGTGAAAAATATAGCAAAGAGGAACTGGTCGCGGAGATAGGAGCGAGCTTCCTCTGTGCCTTATGCAGAATAGAGAATAAGACTATCAATAATTCTGCTGCCTACATCCAGGGCTGGCTAAAGAGGCTCAACAATGATTCGACCTTAATAATCTCTGCCTCGGCCCAAGCACAGAAGGCGGTAGATTATATATTAGGAACTAAAGGAGATGGAATATATGAAAATAATAACCAGAGGTAAAAAGATACCAGAATATTCACAGGTTAAAGGTATTCTGACGGTGGATAATACTGAGGGCATTTTCTGGTTAAAATTAACTTATGATTCTGGGAAAAGTCAGTGTATCGTAGCATTATCAGAATTTGAGGTTGCTAGAATAATCAATGTAGGCTTAAAAGATACTAAAATCGTTGCTGCCTGCAAGAGACAGGACCAAAACATTGTGGAGGATTTTTTAAAATGAGAAAATTTACCCAATTTATAAGAGGTGAAGAAGAGACCCGGTTAGATGTACACTGCTTTGATCTGGAGAAAAGAGAGAGAAGAACTCTACGAGACCCTAAAAAATTTAGGATTCACCTTTTGTTATGTGGAATCTGATTCTTTGCTGGCCTTCTTGACCGGTGGAGATCCTTATGTAAAAGATACTATGAAGAGATTAAAGAAGCACTACGAATTTAGCTGGCCAGAAGACCCGGCGATAATCGGAGTTTCTGCTAGCGAGATAGATAGAGATTTTTTAAAAAAATTTAAAAGAAGAGAGAAGAAAATAAAGGCGGTAAGTAAGGAAAAATTTAGGGCCTATGTAAAAGTGCAGAAGTCAGGCATAACCAATATGTTTAATATCGCAAATGTAATAGAAGCAGCTGATAAGATTTTTGAGGTAGAACTAACCAGGGGAGATTGTATCTATATTATGAAAAATTATAAAGAACTAGTGGAGGCTTTTAAATGAAATGGATCAAAAAATGGAACATTAAAAGTGAGAGCGGCAATGGCAGTTATGTAGTTTCATTATCAGATAAAAACGAATGGGGCTGTTCTTGCCCGGTCTGGAAGTTCAGGAGGCAGGAATGCAAACATATTAAAAGGGTGAAACTAAACCCAGAGAGATATGAAGAGATCAAGGAGTAAATGCTTAAGCCCGAATATATACTGGCAAGAGTTTAAGAGGATATTAAAGGATAAAAAAATTAAAAAAAGAAAGGAGGAACTTAAAAATGTCTACCAGATGTCAGATAGAGTTTATGAACATTTCGACTAGAGAGGAAAAAGAGGGACCGGAAAAAGGGAAATTGGTTAAGGTAGTCAGAAGGAGAACGGTATACCGGCATAGCGATGGCCATCCGGAAAGTGTGATTCCAGACCTGAAAGAATTTCTGGGATGGAACGAGGGTAGGAATTTTGATCTAGAATACCAGGCTGCTAATTTTATCTACTGGAGCAAGAAGGAGATGGAAAAACAGATAGAGAGAGATTTGGAAATAGCAGGGGGGACCAGCAATGTTTCAGAAATGAAGAGGCGGATGATCCTTACCGGCTACGGGATTTGTAATAATGACGAGTTTCACCCAGATATATTTTATTACTATGAGGTGATATCTGATAGTGAAAGCAAAGAAATAACCATAAAATGCTACCAGCCAGAGCACCCGATTCCAGAGAAGAAAGAAGATTTTAAATTGATAAACAGCGAAAAATTTAAGATTCAATAAAATAAATATTAAAAAAAGAAGGAGAAGATAAAAAATGAGTTCTTTTAATTGTTTAGTTATCCATAGAGAGGAGCAGGATATAGCAGAATTAATGGCCCCTTATAGTGAAGAACTAGTAATCAAACCTTATATCAGAGAGACTAAGGAGAGCTGTTATAGAAAATACTTAAAGGCAAAAGATGATGCTAAAAATAAACCTGGCAGTTTTTTTGCTAAAAAGCAGGAGAAAGAGGCCGATATTATCGGCATGAGCTTCGAGAGGTTTAAGAGATGGTACTGGGGTGAGAACAGAATATGGGATAAAGAAGGGAATTTATTAACTGCCCATAACCCTAACGGGCGATGGCATTACTACACGGTCGGAGGGAGATGGGAAGATCTATTACTAAAGAAAGATGGCAGCAGATGTAATAGATGCCTGGTCTGCGATGTAGATTGGAGTAATCTCCTTGATCCCAAGAAGGATAAAAAATATTACCAGAGAATATGGGATACAGTTATGAAAAAAGATGAAGAGATAACTGCTAAAGAGCGGGAAGAGTTTCGAAGTTGGTTAATCAATAAAGCAGAATATTACCAAAAGTTTTATAGATCCAAAGAGGAATTTGTCAAACGAAATCTAACCTTCACCACTTTTGCGGTGGTAACCCCGGACGGAAAATGGCATAGCCGAGGGAGAATGCTCTACTTCGGGATAAGTGATGAGACCGAAGAAAGGATACGGAATTGGGTGCTCAATTTTTATGACCATTTTATCAAACCATATTTGAGCAAAGACTATTTGGTTACCGTGCTCGACTGCCGTGCCTAGATGAGGCATGAGATAAATCTTGACAAATGCCTATGAAAAAGCTTAAAATAATTTAAAAAGGATGGTGCAGATAATATGATAGATATTAAAAATTTAGAGAAACTGAGAAAAAGAGCAAGATTAACCCAACCTCAACTTGCAGCTAAAGTTGGGGTTTCGCCATCAACTATTTTTCGGTGGGAAAAAGAAAAACATATTCCCCACCCCGAACGGCTGAAAAAACTTGATCGAATATTCAGTCACCTATTGGGGAGAAATTATTCTTTAAATAAGGGGAGGACAATTAATCTTAAATCTCATGAGGTAAAAGGGAATTAAATAGGGCAAAAGAAAGCCAGCCGGACTGGTTTTGTCTGCTCTTTTTATTTTTTTCAAAAAAAATTAAAAAAAAGAAGGAGGGAAGATGCGAAAAGACAAAGAAGGAGAGATATTCGATGCCCTGCTGACCAAGGCCCTGGGGATAGAATATATTAAATTTATAATTTCACTATCCGAGAGCCGGAAGATTCCTAAGGGCTTCCCTAAGGAATACGGGGTAAGGTTGTATAATGAGGGGAT